CGCTGGTGCGGTGTTGCATCGGCGCCCGGGTAGACCTCTTGTCCGCAGCGCGGGCAGTTGGCTTGATCGTCACAAATTGCCACCTGGCAGCAGCGCGTGAACATCGTGCTGTTAGTGGGTGAGCAGAGAAATACGCTGATCATGCCTTCACCTCATAAGCAACTGTCCACTCGCCACACATGCAGGCCCGGCCACTCCATGCGTGCACGTTGGGGATACCGGCGTCATGTGCCAACGACAGGGCTCCAAGCCACTTGGGATGGGTGAAGGCCAAGATCATGCGGTCGGCGGGCAGCTCTTCGATTTGCTCGTCGATCAGCGATTTCACGATTGGCGTGGTCATGCTGCAGCCCTCTTGAGCTCGGTATTGCGCTCGACGAACTTGGCGTCCAGCGCATCGCGGTAACGGTTGGCGGTAGGGGAGTCGACCAGGTCGGCGAACTCGGCCATTTCGATCATGCCCATGACGAAGGTGCGATCCGGTACCGGAGTGAAGGACTTCTTCATCTTGGCGATTTCCAGGCCCAGGCGGGCGAGGGCGGTAGGGGTGTTCATAGTTCGTCGTCCTCGGCCTGGGCGATCAGGGCGTCATTGACCAAGGGCCGGAGTAGGGCCTCGGCGAGTTCGCCAAGCTTGCCGAAGGTGTGTTCGCTCGGCCCCAGCAGCTCGGCGGCGGCCTCTTTGTCAGCCCGTCCGCAGTTGTTGGCGATCAGCAGCCACCCGAGTGCCGGTGTGCCGATGTCACAGTTCGCCTGTCTGGCGTTCACCAGCTCATCAGCCGCCAGTGCCAGTTGGGCTACCGTGACGCCCTGGGGCCTTCTCAGGCGCCGCTGGAACTTCACGTCAGAGCCGAACCGCACCAGTTGCTCCACTGCGTTGTAAAGCCACTCCGCGCGCGCCAGTTCCAGAGGGCTTTCGCTCACTGGAGGCGGCAAACGGTTATCGAATTCACTTTGTGCAAGCGCTGTTGCGTTCATGCTGCCTCCAGGGTGGCTTTATTCGGTGGGCGGGGCAGGGAGTGGCTGCCAGTGGGTCACTGGGTATTGGCCGCCGAAACGCTCTTGGTGGTAGTCGTAATTTATCGTGGCAACTTCGTTACCCTTGGGAGCTGATGGCCTGTAGGTCAGGACGTATCCGCAAAGTGGCAGCCTGTCGCTGCACTTGATCCAATCGCTCATGGCGACCTCCAGTGTTTGGGGTTAGGTGTTGTACTCAAGCCATGCACGTACTTGCTCAATTCCGATGTGCTCAAGCAATGCGTCTGCTCCGAACTCGTCTTTAATCTCGCTCAGTTCGAAGCACTGAAGAACTTCCGATGGGTCAGCGTCGGCTGTAACGCGCACCCAGTTGCTGCTGGTTGGCTCTGACAAGATGCTGGTCGCGGTAAAGGTTATTTCTTTCGCTTTCATCACAATCTCCGGGTTGATTCACCTGTATTCGTCAACACTCATGCCTCCCGCTGATTGCCGATGGGCGCGGGGGAGGAGTGCTGACGTAATAGAGGCGAGATAAAGAAAGCCCGGTTGGACGTCCGGGCTTTCAGATGCAGTAGTTGTCAGGTTTTTGGGCGGGACCGTCAGCGCCAGAACGCCGAAAGCCCCGGTCGAGAACGCCAGCGCTCACGATGGAAGCGCAAAGGATCGGTTGGCAGGCCGTCATCAGGTGGCGGTTCTGGCCGCGCATGGCTGAGCGCTGCGCCGATCAGGAGCAGTAGGAGCATGGTGATCTCCGGTTGGGTTGGGTGATACAGAGGCCGGAGCTGATCCCGGCATGACTATTAGCGGCCTTAGTGACACCGGAGTTTCACCGGGGCGAAGGTTTCAGCCGCTTATTCTTGGACTCGCCGTGGCCATCTGGGCGCTTACTCACTTTACCGGCCACGATTCCCGCGATCCCTCAGGTCTTACACTTGCCCATCAGCCTGGGCATTCATCTGCATCGGGGTGGACGCTGAAGCTAAGTCACCGCAAGGCAACCGCCGGCATGTCACAACGTCCACTCCGATACAGCCTCTCCCTATACGAGTCTCCCCAAGGAAAGGATCGGGCCAATTTTCGTCTGGCGGACGTGCAAGGAGAGGGTTAGGCCGTAGCCTTGGCGATGGTTTGCTCAAAACGGCAAGCAATCCCTGCGTTGACCTCGGCTTTTTCCAGGCTTTTTGCGGTGCATTTGGCTCGGTGCAGCGCCTCGTATCGGCGCAGTGTTTCTGCGGCGACCACCAAATCAGCCAGAAGATCAGGTGCAGTGGCCATCAACTTGGCGTTGGCACACACTTCTTCTCGGCTTATGCGCTTGTCGCAGTTGTCGAAACCAGAATCTACTGATGCATGAAAGCGATTTACAGGTGGTCTGCGCTCATTCAGTGCATATACGGTCGATTCCTGAATGAGCCAAGGCCCCGGCGTGTGTTTGGTTTCCATCGTCTTGCTCCGTTCGTTGGCTTCCAAATACCTCCAGGGGGTCTAGAGGCATTTGTGAAACCAGATGGCTACCTGAATCAGCAGGGAGCCATCTGCGCCCGGTCACGCTGCTGGCGTCAGACCGGGTTTGTTGCGTCAGCGATGTTGGCCTGGTGCCCGCCGCTGATTGCAGGGCTGGTCGGTCGTCTTCGTGGGTGGGCGGCGAGCTTCCTCCTCACGGCGTCAAACAGCATCTGTTCGCCATGGATCACAGGTCCTTACAACATGCACGCTACAGCTCTGAATGCCCGGCTGAGTGGGGCAGGGTGCATGAGGTCCGGCGTTCCCAGCCGAAGCTATCGGGACCGCTAATTCGATTCGGTGTCTCTCCCTTCTTCCGCTGGGATTCGCGGGGCGCATTGCTTGCCGGGTCACTCGTGCCTACTGGGCATACACGGTTCTGGCGTTTCACCATCGAGCAGCCGTACAAGGTTTTCCCTGTCGTTGGCAGGCTTTCGGGCCTGTCTGCTCGCCGGTCGCCGGTAGAGGCAATGCGGTCTGTTGTTTGTTGCGCTGACTGTTAAAGAGCGGCAGGCCCTGAGGCCCTGTCGAGTCCCTGTTGGGTGACTCGATGGAGTAAATATGAACTACAGGTTCACATTTAGTCAAGTACCAAAAGTACATAAATTTTTGTTGGTTCATTTTCGAGTTCATAAAACGCTGCTTGACGGGTATTTACGACGAACCAAAGGTTCGCTATATTCACTTTCGCCAACTGTATGCATGTACAGTATTTATTGGGGGGGAATGTCATGGCGAAGAAACAGGCAGTGGCGGCAGCGAGAGAAGTAATGAGCGGCGTAGCACGCTTGGGGTTGCGCGTTTCGGAGATGATCAATCACCCAGTTGCGCAAGAGCGCCGCTGGGTGACGATCCATCGCCTGGATACGGATGGGGACCGGGAGTGGGAGGAGGTGCTGAGTGTTATCGCTGATACCGACGAGCTTGAGCTGACACTCAATGACGACGGCAGCGTGACGGTGAGATGGGAGCAGCAGGAAGTCGAGGCGGAGGGCAGGGGCGAGATTGAGTTTGAGCAGGAAGAAGAGGCAGCGCCTTTCTGGCGGGCATGAAAAAGCCCGCGTTTGGCGGGCTTGGAGTTTCTGGTTGGGCGCTAAATATCTAAACAGGTGGAGTAAATTTTGCTTCGGAAGTCGCTAACTGCGTCCATCTGATATTTTGGTGTATCGAATCTAGGGGATCGGTAAGCCTCCTTGAACACCGTAAGCATCGCAACTCTCACCGCCTCCTCTTGCGGATCTGATTTTTTCTTGCTCATCGGCTTGATTGCATCAGCCATCGCAATACCTTTCTGCCTAATCTCCATGGCAGCCTTTGCGATTTTGTCGTAAACCTCGCAGTCGATCTGCTCCGAAGCTGAGGCGCTAGTCGCTGCTATGGCGAGAACTGTGGCGGCTATTACGAATCGCATGGCATCCCTCCCGTAATTGAGCTAGCACTCTAACATTCGTGGCGCACAGCCACCATTGTCAGGCAGGGAAGGGCAGATACAAGAAGCCCGGCGCTGGGCCGGGCTCAGAAACCTCCGCTGATGATCAGTGAGTCTTCACTTCTCTCGATGCGTGTGATGCCGTCTTCGCGACAGAGGTATACAGCGAGGCCAATGTCGGAATAGCCTTCATTCTGTTAGTCACCATCCCAATAATGCTAAGCACGGCTACCGAAGCCAGGAAAACCGGCATGCAAATCATGGATGTAAGCGGGTTTTTTGCGACGTACATTTTCACGATTGAATCAATAATTTCTGAATGCAGAGCATCTGGCTTTTTAGCAACGTGCCCAGCCCCGCGCAAAAGTATGCTTAATGCAAGCCAGATAGGCGCGACGATGGTCATGACTGGCACAAACGCCCAAAACCTTGCAAATCGATAGGTCCAGTACGCCGAGTCCCTATCATCCTCGGAAACTTTATGATCTTCAAAATATTTTTCAAGCAGTTCAGCGACCTTCTCCTGGTGTTTGAGCGCTGCCTTCCTGCAGCTCACCCAGTAAAGGATCACTGCGAAGGCTGAGATCAGCGCGAGAATTATCGTGCCCATCATTTTTTTCCTCCGGGTTTTGCTTTCAGACGTTTTTTGCTGGCTTTTCTTGATTCTTCGATTCTTTTATCGACCTTCCGCTCTGGCCGACTAGCAATCAGGTAGACATAAGAAACCCAGAAAGGCAACAAGCACGTCATTACTATTACAAAATACCCTAGAAACTCAGATTTGTCCCAAACCACCAGAAACAGATTTGCAACCGAATCTATTATTTTCTCCAGCCCATCAAGAGAAAATGATTTTGAATCTGTTTCTGCCATTCTTTGACATTCCATTGGTCGTTAATTTAATTCGCGGTAAGTTGAACGCATGCGCGCCCTCCGCGCCAAACCACGCGCCTACTCGGGCTTGCTTCGACTTATCTGCCTCGCCTTAACCTCATCCGCATAACCTGCCAGCTTGTCCTCGGCATCCTGAAGGCTCAGCGCGGTCTTCATCAGGTCGTTGGCGCCTTGCTCATCGCCTGCCGCCAGAAGGCGCTTGGCAAAGACGAACAGATCGACGCCTGACCACTTGAGCAAGGCCGCAGCCTCTTTCAGGTCGCGGCGCAGCTGCTGGTTGGGTTTGGTGAGGGACATGGGTTACACCAGGTTGGCATTCCAGACGAGCAGCACACGCGCCTGGATGTACGTTTCATCAAGAAAGATGTCCTCGGCCTTGTGCTTCCGATTGTCCGACAGCATCTTGAATTTGTCCTTACCCTTCATTTGCAGACGCTTGATGTACTGAAAGCCTTGGTACGAGAAGAAGTAGATTCCATCGCCAACGAACTCTTTGATGCTGACATCGACCAGTAGCGGATCGCCATGCTTGATGGTTGGCGTCATGGACTGCCCCCAGCCGGTGATCATCTTCAGATGGAAGTGCTCTTTGAACTCGACGCCCATGGCTCGGAGCTGGGAGGGGCTGACGCGCACGTCCTGGAGCATCTCCGGGAAGTCATGAGCGATTTCGCCGCCGCCCAGAGCTCCGCGCACGTCGTAGTGAGCAATCCAAACCTCGTCGCCGACCTTCCCAGGCCTGTAGGCGTCATGCACAAGCACACCACCAGCAGCCTCAACGTCGTCATCCTCCGCTATCGCTAAGAGTTTCTTGAGTTTGTCCTCGCCAAGATTCTTGCCGGCCAGCATTGCGCGGATTTTGTTAGCTGCAGTGGATTCCTGATCCATTACGGCAGCATCCGCCGGCGCATCAGGGCCTTCGCCGGAAGCATGCTGCAACCACTCGATCCTCACCCCGAGAAACGATGCGATCGCCTGCATCTTTGCGGGACCAGGGATAGATTCACCGTTCAGCCATTTGCTCGCAGCCTTCGGCGTGACCTTGGCAATTTCAGCCAGACGAGCGCCCGCGCCCCATTGATCAATACCTTTAGCGGCTACTGATTTCTTGAGGCGTGAGGCAAACGCGGCGCGTATATCTTCGATTTGAACCATAGGTTCAATATCGCATGCCCTTGCATGTACTTTCAGTTCCGACATAATATGTACTGCAAGTTCATATTTGACTCGGAGGCCATATGCGGCCGCTTAAGAAATCGATTGATGATGCTGGTGGTGTTCCGTCCGTGGCTCTGGCCTGCGGGAAGACCCCGCGCGCTATCTACAAGTGGCTTGTTGCCGACGCGCTGCCGCGCACCGAGTACACCGGCGAAACCCAATACGCCAAGAAAATCGCAGAACTGGCTGCCGCCAATGGCAAGCCATTCGAGACCGCTTGGCTGCTCGCCGAAGCTCATCCCAAAAAAACAGCCGCTTAACCCTTTCGAACAACCAAGGAGCCTCACCAATGGCATACCACGACACACGCCACCTGAAAGACCGGGAGATCAAGTCCCGCTATGACGACGAAACCTACGAGGCGCTGAAGGCTGTTGCGCGCCTGCACAAGCTCCAGCTCGCGGTTTTCGTTCGCATGTGCGTCGAGGAGAAGTTGGAAAGCATCGTTGAGCTGGATGTTAACGGGAAACACATGCAGGCCTGAAGGCCCTGAAAGGAGGCTCTGTGCCTGAAACCACGATCTGCCACGGGATCGATGGGCGCCTCTACGAAAAGCTTGAACGGTTGGCAGCAGCGGCAGGGATGACCCCTGACGAGTACGCCGCAAAGCTTGGAGCGGAACGCTTTTTCGAGAAGACCAGGCCAAGAGGGGCCGGAAAGATCCGGCATCTACCAACAACAAGGCGTGACCCGCCGAAGGCCGTATTAGGGCCTGAAAAAGGAGGGACTGATGAAGACCTCAACCCATAAACCCAAATCGCAGGCACAAAAAAGCCGGGGCGCAATCCCGGCTCTTTTAAAGCACTTGCAAATATCGTTTCAATCTGGAGCCGATTATGCACACCTCTAATCTTGATGTACAGGCCCTCAATAATCCCGCGCCACGTTTTCTGCAATCGCAAAACGTGGCGCGGACAATGGCCCTGAGTCTCGGTGGCGTCAAAATCAAGCAAGACCTAGAGGGTCGCTATTGCCTGAATGACCTGCACAAGGCTGCCGGAAAAGAGAAGCGTCACGCGCCAGGTTATTGGCTTGCGATCCAGCAAGCCGCAGAGCTTGTGGGCGAGCTGGAAACTACCGGAATTCCGGTAGTTACGATTGAGGGCCGAAATGGCGGCACCTTCGTTATGAAGGAGCTGGTTTATGCCTATGCAATGTGGGTCAGCGCGAAATTTCATTTGCAAGTGATCCGTACCTTCGACGCCGTTGTCGTCGGCCACATTCAACTGGTCGAAGGAAAGCAGGCCCGGGATCGGGCTCGCCTTGAGGCGCCAGCCCTGACCGACGCCATCAAGCACGGGCGCCTCGCCGCCGGCAAAGAAATCAAGCACTACCACTTCAGCAATGAGTTCGACCTGATCAACCGTATCGCCCTGGGCATGCCTTCCAAGGTGTACCGGGCAGCGCATTGCATCAGCCCTACAGATTCGATCCGTGACCACCTCACGCCTTGCGAGATTCGCTGCATTGAACACTTGCAGCGCGTCAACGCGTCCCTGATCGATGTCGGCATGGACTTCGAATCCCGCAAGCAGAAGCTCAGCCAGATCTACATCCAGCGCCATAGCCGGGCTCTTCTCTCCGAAATCAAGCGCCTGGAGTTCTGATCATGAAGCCCATGACCTACCAGCAACTGATCGAGCGCGCAGCCCTGACTGCGCTTGAGCTGTTCCAGGCCCAGACCACTAAAAAGTCCCTCAAGGCTGAATTGCGCTCGTTGTACGACACGTACTTCGAGGCATACGGCCGACCTGACGGTCCGTTCGATCCGTACAGCGATGCTTTCCAGCCAGTCGTAGATTTCACCCATGCGCAGTTCCAGCGTGTGTGCGCAGCCAAAAAGGCCGAGTACAACGCCCAGCGCCGTCACCACACCGCGTTGCGAGCTCTCAACGCATACCGGCCTGCCAAGACCAAGGAGGCCGCGTGATGGCCCGCTCCCGAAACATCAAGCCGGGGTTCTTCTCGAACGAACACCTGGCCGAGGTGGATTTTGCCACCCGCTTGCTCTTCATTGGTATGTGGACCGAGGCTGATCGGGAAGGGCGCCTGGAAGATCGTCCTCGCCGCCTGAAAATGGCGTTGTTCCCGGCCGACAATGTTGATATCGATGCGATGCTCTATAGCCTCCATGAACTGGAGTTCATCGACCGGTACAGCGTTGATGGCCGCAATTACATTCAGGTGGTGAATTGGTCCAAGCACCAGAATCCACACCTCAAGGAAGCCAAGAGCACTATCCCGGAAAAGCCCGTAGTAGAGCCTTGCCCGGTAAAGACTGGTGCTAGCACCATGCTAGCACCAGACAAGAACAGTTCTTTCCCGGCTGATTCCCTCTCTCTTGATTCCGGATTCCTGATTCCTGATTCCCTCTCTCTTGATCTCCCGATCGAAGATCAAAAACCCTTGCCAGTCGCTGAAGCTCCGGCCACGCCGACGAACATCCAAGTGTTGAAGCCAAAAGCCTCACGGCCGAAGACAGATGCCCAGATCGCCAATACCAACACATGGGATGCCTACACGATTGCCTATCTCGAACGATACGGGGTTGAGCCAGTACGCAACGCGAAGGTGAATGCCCAGGTCGCCCAGCTTGTTCAACGACTCGGGGCTGATGAGGCACCTCAAGTCGCGATGTTCTACGTGACCATCAACGACTCGTTCTTCATCCGCAGCTCTCACGAACTGGGCCTGCTGGTCTCGCGCGCCGAGGGAATCCGAACCCAGTGGCTCACAGGGCGCCAGGTGAACGCCGTCACCGCCCGCCAGATGGAGAACACCCAGGCCAACATCAGCGCCGCCCAGGAAGCCAGCCGCAGCATTCTCGAAGGAGGTGCGCCCAATGCTTTCCTACGCCGAAACCGCTGAGCTGAGCATGGCCATCTGCGCAACGGCTGAAACCCTCGGGCAAACGCTTAGCGCTCCCGCCGCCAAGCTGATGGCCGAGGACCTGGCCGAACACCCGATGGACGTGATCGCCAACGCACTGTGGTCCTGTCGCCGCGAAGTCACTGGCAGGTTGACCCTGGCAGCGATCCTACAGCGCGTACAGGCAGCCGACGGCCGCCCAGGGAAGGACGAGGCCTGGGCCATCGCCATGACCACCAATGACGAATTTGAAACCGTAGTGCTGACCGACGAAATCCAGTTGGCCTTGGCTGCTGCCAAGCCTGTGCTCGATGCCGGAGACAAGATTGGGGCCAGGATGGCGTTCATCAGCGCGTACGAGCGATTTGTCGCTCAATCCCGAGAGGATGCCAAGCCTGTGAACTGGCACGTCTCTGTGGGCTTTGACGCCAACCGCAGGATTCAGGCCGTCACCAAGGCGATGGAATTGAAGCGCATCCCCCGCGAGCACGCCCAGAAGTACCTCGCTGAACTGAGCGCCGTACCGGTCACCGAAGACGGCCGCGCCATTGCTGGCCTGCTTACCGGAACCGTGACCCAGCCGACGCCCGTGTTGCGTAAGAAGCTGGAGCTGGTGAAGAACTCAATGCTCGAAATGCGAGCGGCAAGCGCCGAGAAAAAGATCGAGATGCGAATCGCAGCAGCCAACGAATTGGCGGATCGCCGCGCCCTGATGATCAAGCAGGCCCAGGAATTGGAGTCACGAGCATGACTGTAACCAGCATTCGATACAGCACCGCACAGGCCAAGGCAAAGCCGCAGGCCGGGGACGAGCGCTTTCTGAAGGGTCGCGGCGTCACCCAGATCCGCCAGCAGCAGTACAGCAAGATGTACCGGGCCTACATGGTCAGCAACGGCCGCCCGGTGTGGGAGTGGGTCGACAAGGGCAGCGAAAAGGATCGCACGTCCGAGGCATGGCTCCAGGCACGTAAGTCGGAGCGCCTGGCATTGATCGCGGAAGCAGCGGAGCAACGGCCATGACCACGATGACCACTCGCCAAGTGATCGCGATGCGGAACATTGCACACGCCTTGAAAGAGTTCTACAGCGACTGCGATGCGCTTACTGCGGACTTCATCTCTCCGGCCTGGATCGAGATCATTGAAGACCGAACTGCGCTGATCTGTGATTGCTGCAACGGGGAAGGGCAGGTCGGTGGACTCACTCCTGACGGCTACAGCAGCGATAAATGCGATCCGTGTGACGGGTCTGGCCTGAAATTGGAGCAACGGACATGACCGACAAGATGCGTATCAGACCAATCCCTGAAGTCCAATATCTGCGCGAATGCTTCGAGTATTCATCGCAGGGAGGATCGCTCGTTTGGAATCGCAGGCCGTTAAGTCATTTCCAGACTGAGCGCGGAATGAAGGTGTTCAACAGTAAATGCGCAGAAAAGGAAGCCGGCTGCGAAGAGCGCGGCTACCGAAAGGTCCGAATCGGCGGGCAGAATTATCTAGTCCATCAGGTTGTATTCGCCTTAGCCCATGGCCGCTGGGCGGACATGATTGATCACATCGACGGAAACGGCCTTAACAACCGCCTGGACAACCTTCTCGAAGCCACTCCGTACATGAATCAGCGCAATGCGGCGCTTGGGCGTAACTCATCAAGCGGTCTGAAGGGCGTCTCCTGGCACAAGGGAATCTCAAAATGGGTCGCCTACGTAGGCGAGGGCGGGGCGTTGGAGCGTCTGGGTTCGCATCAAACTCTGTTTGAAGCTGCAGCGGTCAGAAAGTCGGCAGAGATTCGTCATGGATTCCATGCAAATCACGGGAGGTCGAACTCATGAGTATTGAGAAATGCCGTGAAGAGTTTGAGGCCTCGGTGCTGAGCGAATACCCCAATCAAAACATGGGCAAATTCGCCACCGGCGAGTACCAAAGCACCACGATTGAGCATTGCTGGTGGGCTTGGAAAGCCTCCCGCGAGGCGCTGGTGATTGAGCTGCCAGCCTCGCCGTATATGCCAGACAGCGAGCCAGAATCGATGACAGGTTACGAGATCGGTGAGGCCCAGGGGCGATGCGATATGTGGGCTAGCGTCCGTGAAGCCATTGAGTCCGCCGGCCTGAAGGTGACGCCATGACCCCAGCCCAAACCCAAACAGTCCAGCAGCTACGCGAAGAAGGCTTCCTGGTCTCCAGCAAGAACAACGAGATCGTCAGGCTCACCCGTGGTGCTGACAAGCGAATCGTAATGGCCGACGGCACACAGAAGCGTGCCCACCACACGCATTATCAGGAGGCGGTATGAGCGACTACAGCGAATTGGAGCGTCGCGCACAGGCGGTCATTGACGCCATCGGCACACTGTCTCGCGCCAGGCAGGAAAGGGAATTCAACGACGTGTGCACCCCGCAGGTTGTCCTGGCCCAGCTCGCCGACCTCGACGAAGCCCGAAGCGGCATGAAGTACTCATGCGCGATACGCCTGAAAAAGCAAATCGAACATCTTGAGGGTGAGCGCGACCGTCTCCGCGCCGAGAACGAGCGGCTGAACGCCGAAAACAAGCAATTGATCCTGCTGGAGTGCAATGGCGGCACCGCCCAGGCCGCGGTAAACCTGCTAACAGAGCGCGACCAGCTCAAGGCCGAACTGGAAAAGGCGCAGCTGATTGGCCGACTCGCCTACAACTTCGACGGCTACAAGGCTGTGCTTGACGAACGCGACCAGCTCCGCGCCGAAGTCGCCGGCCTCAAGACCGGCTACGAAGCCTACGAGCGGGTGAATGCTGAGTTGAAGGCTGAGAATGAACGCCTTGAGCGTAACCGCGACATGTGGAAGGGCCAGGTTGAACGGCAGGCCGAAGAGCTGAATGCGCTGCGCGAAGAAGTCACGGAGTGGAAAGACACAGTCAAGTTCAACGAGGGGTGCTGGAGCGAAGAGCGCGGGACAATGATCGACAAGCTTCAAGAGTCCAGGATGCGTATCAAGGAGCTGGATCTGCTGTTCGGTCGCTACATCCTCGCCATGCGCGCAGCGGTCATCGAGGAGGAGCATGGGCTGGGCGCAGAGGGCGCCATGATGTGGATTTACAACTCGCTGGTTGGCCCTGGAGAGCTTCCACCTGAAAACGAAACGCTTGCTCAGGCCTACTTCGACCGGGAAATCGTCGCGGTCGACAACGGCATGCAAGAGGTTCTGGCCTTCCACGAAGACCGTCGCGCCGCCCTGGGCCAGGGAGAGCAGTCATGAGCGAAGTCGGGTTGATATTCATCATCCTAACGGCCTGGGCCACTGGCACTCAGCTTGGCTATGCCTTTGGCTACCACCGTGCATTCAAACGGCTCATTCCAGAGCTGAACGCTGAGCGGGAAGAGGTGGCGAAGCTGAAGCTGTTGGCTCGCCTGCGGGGTGATCAGTGATGGCCGAGAAACTGCGCATCAACTCCCTAGCCGAACTGTCGACCCTGCAGGCGGCCATCCGCAAGAAAGGGTTCCCCTGCAATGTGGCGATCACCGGGGCCAGTCGGAGCCTTCCCCAGAATGCCCTGTTCCACAAGTGGTGCGAGTGCGCAGCCCAGTTCTTCGTGTCCATGGGCAAGACCACGTTCGCCACCGGTGCGCCGATGAACATGGAGAACATGAAGCGCAACCTGAAGCTGACCTTCCTGGGCGAAGAGGTTATCCGTGACATCAACCTCAAGACTGGCGAAGTCACCGAGCGTTACGAACTCAAGCACACCAGCGATCTGGACAAGGGCGCCATGCACTCGTTTATGACCTGCATTGACGCCTGGGCTGCTGAACACGGGATCTACCTGCCGCATCCCGAGGACAGCGAGTACATGAAGATGCGTTGCAACATGGGGGAGGCGGCATGAAGCGCACCCCACTGCAACGTAAAACTCCGCTCAAGTCTGGTGCACCACGCCGCAAGCGCTGCCCAGAGTGCCGAGTGATGTTCACACCCTCCAGAAGCTCGCAGGCGGTGTGCGGAGAGATCGAGTGCGCCATCGCCTACGGAAAGTCGGAGAAGGGCCAGGAAAGCGCGCGCAAGGCTATTGCCGATGTCGGGAGGCGTGACATCAAGGTCCGCAAGGAGGCCCTGAAAAGTCGCGGTGATTACGCCAAGGAGGCGCAGGCGGCAATTAACCGATACGTGCGGCTGCGCGACGCTCATCTGGGCTGTATCAGTTGCGACAAACCGGCGAGCTGGGGTGGTCAATGGCACTGCTCGCACTTCCGCAGCGTCGGCGCCGCAGCACACCTGCGCTTCAACCTCTGGAACATGAACAAGTCCTGCTCCCAGTGCAATGCGCACTTGAGCGGAAACATCATGGTTTACCGGCCTCGTCTGGTGGAGAAGATCGGAGCGGAAAAGGTGGCGTGGCTTGAGTGCAACCAGAGCCTGGTCCGTCATGAGGTCGACTACCTCAAAAGGCTCAAGTCCATCTTTACCAAAAAATGCAAAATGCTGGAGGCTCGAACCCAATGCAATGCAGCGTAGAAAATTGCGGCCGTACCGCCATGTACAAGACCGCCCAGCTTTGCCAGATGCACTACTTCCGACTAATGCGGAACGGCACAACAGAAAAGCGTCTCACAAGCCGCCAGCAACGGGTAATCACGCCGAACGGCTATGTCCGATTGTACGAGCCTGGTCACCCGCTTGCGGACAAAGGCGGCTACGTCTTCGAACATCGCCATGTCATGTGGGCCGAGGTCGGGCCGGGCGGCCGGGATTGCGAGTTGTGCGGGAAGCATGAGACCTGGCTGACCTGTCACGTCGACCACATAGACGAGAACCGCCAGAACAACGCCCGTACCAATCTTCGAATTCTCTGTCGTGGATGCAATGTAAAACGAGGCGTCACCCCTAAAAGTCATGCGCTTCGCAGCGGCCTTGATCTGATCGAGTTCGAAGGCAGACGGCTTACTGCGGAGCAATGGGCGCGTGATCCTCGGGTGCTGGTCAGCGGCAGAACGATCAGGGTTAGAAAGGCGGCAGGAAAGTCGGATTTCGACGCGCTCTTTGCGGCCAAGATTACCCACAACGGGAAGCGCCGAGCATGACCACCATGGAAGAACTCAAGGCGATCACCGCCGAATACCGGGCAAAGACCAGAGAACTGAAAAAGGGGGAAGCCGCATGAAACTGATCAACGCACGTCAAGCGTGGACTGATGCACAGCACGAATCAAACGCCTCGATCAGTGCTGCGGCGGCTGACCGGGCCAAGTCTGCAACTGTGGTCAGGAAGGAAAAGGCAGCACTCCGAGAGATCATCTTCGCTGCCCAAGGCGAGGACAAGGAAGAGCGCATCATGGCTGTGCGCCAGAAGATCAGCATTGCCGAAACGCGGCGCGCACCGATTGGGCGCTCCACGCATCGAGCAGCTCACCTTCTCACCATGGGCAAGGTGCAGAAGGCAATCGAGTCGCTGCCGTTCCAGGTGCAACAGCTGGGGCACTACCTCTACCACCCGTGCATGACCGTCGTGCACATGCTCAATGCCGAAAAGCTGATTTGGTCGGATACGGACTTTGGCGCGCTCACTGACGCCAAGGCGGCGAAAGTTCATTGCCTGATCACCTGCGCCCTGCAGTCCTACAAGGTGGAGGTGAGCGGCGGTGACGCATGGGGCCCGGCTCGAGTGTCTGACGCCATGATGAAGCTGTACGGGATCGCTATCGAGCCCAAGCATTGGGATCGTGACTGGCTCGACATCTGGAGTTTCCTGCGAAAGGCTATAGAGGAAGTGGATATCCAGGCTCAAGAGCCGGTCTGGCAGGTTATTCACTCGGAAAATTCAGAGGATGCGGCATAAAGGTGTTGCTATGGTGGGGAATCTGATGTACTTTTCCCACACTGCGCAACTTACCTCCAGCGCACGACCACTTCGAAACCCGGCCACTGCGCCGGGTTTTTTATTGCCTTAATTCTACTGCCGGTAGGTGCGCATGAAGCTGAAGACCAGAATCAACACGCTGGAGCGGGCCCGTACGGCCTGGGAAGCAGTTGCGCGACAAGTTGGCGAGACCGACTTCTCGCGCCATCCACGCACCGGCGAGTATTTGCATCCCGGTGTCGCCATGGGTTGGCGGATCCACAAAAAGAATCTGTAGTTTCACCTGTAGCCAGGACAGCCCTCGGGAAGGCCTGGACGTCGATAGCCGGATAGTGCGGCGTACGGAAACAACACCGGCAGCCCGTGCACTCTGACCTCACATGCTTGTGGAGTGGCGCGAGACAGGAAGGGCGAGATCGATGCATTGGGGCGTCGACACCTGGATCGTCTTCGGCAGACAGCGCGGAAAGACGCGCGCACCTATTCAGGGCCTCGACATTGATCGGGGCCTTCTTGTTTTCGGCCCCGCCACACCCTTCGCTCTGAGCTGGGAGTGCCGCCGGGGCTGATCTATTCCGCAGGTCATGGCCTGTCATATCCATAACTCCCTGACGGGGAGGAACCGAGATGTCCAACATGCCAGACAAACCAGACACCTGGGCGATAGCGCTTGCGTGGTTGAGCCAGCATTCGCTAATCCTCTATGCGGCTGCGTTGTCCTGTGCGATGGCTGTTCTGCGAATCACCTACGGTGGGGGTACCCGGCGCCAGATGATCGTGGAGGGCGCTATCTGTGGTGGCCTGGCCCTGACAATTATCAGTGGGCTTGAGTTCTTCTCCCTCCCGCAGAGCATGGCCACCTTCGTCGGCGGGTGGGTCGGATTCCTGGGCGTGGAGAAGATCCGGTCGATTGCTGACCGCGTGACTGACTTTAAGCTGCCAGGTAGAAAGGTCGATTAATCCGCGCCACGTTTTCACAACCGCCGTTTCGTGGCGCGAGATAGATCAATTTATGACCACATCAAAACCGCGAATTCAGATTCAGGCCGGTAAGGTCGTGTCAACTGATAGTTTGTCGAACATGGTTGCCAATATCGGCACCAATCGTGACAAGCGCACCCACAACGTATTCGGCTTTGAGTTCGTCAATCAGATTGAGCTTGAAGCGGCGTATCAGTCGAACTGGATTGCCCGCCGGATCGTGGACAAGCCGAACGAAGACGCCCTGCGTGAGTGGCGCACGTTCAATGGCAAGCAGGCCAAGGACATCGCGAACGAAGAGCGCCGCCTGGGCGTGCAGCAGGCCTACCTTGATACGTGCTGCTGGGCCGACCTGTACGGTGGCGCAGCGCTGCTGATGGTGACCGGGCAGGATCTGAGTTCACCGCTCGACCTGGAGAAGGTCAAGAAGGGTGACCTGAAGAACCTCGTAGTCCTCGACCGCTGGGATATCCAGCCAACAGAATTCAACCTGACCGACCCGCTCAAGCCGAACTGGATGCTCCCCGAGTTCTACATGATGGTGAACGGCGAGCAGCGTATTCACTACAGCCACATCATTCGACGCACCGGGGCTCGCCTGCCGCGCCGCATGCGCATGTTTGAGCAAGGCTGGGGTGATAGTCGCCTACGTCGATGCATGTCTGACCTGCGCGATGTGGTGGCTACCAAGGGCGGGATTGCGTCCTTGGTGCTGGAGGCCAACGTCGACACGGTCAGCGTGAAGGGGCTGCAAAGCGCTCTCGCCAGCGCTCAGTGCGACAAGATCACTGAGCGCTACCGTCTCTTCGGAATGATGAAGTCCCTGGTGAACCTGGGGCTTCTGGATGCTGACAACGAGACCTACGAGCGCAACAGCATCTCTTTCTCGGGGCTCAGCCAGATCATGGAGCAATTCATGGTGTGGACTGCCGGCGCCGCTGAGATGCCCGTCACCGAGCTATGGGGGCAATCAGCCTCTGGCCTTAGCGCCACTGGTGAGGGCGATCGCAAGACCTACGAAGGCACCATCAAGGGCAAGCAGGACGGCCAGATGCGTCTCGACCTTGAGGCTCTTGACCAGGTGCTTATCCGCTCCGCCCTGGGCGACTATCCAGAAGATCTTGAATTCGAATGGAAGCCTCTATCCCTGCCTACAGGGACTGAACAGGCCCAGGAAGATCTGGCGGACGCCCAGGCCGATGCGCTTGCCATAGAGTCGCGCGTGATTCGCCCAAGCCATGCCATGCGCCGCATTCAGGCGAAAGGCACCTACGCCATAACCGACGAACAGATCGCCGCCCAAGAACAGATCGAGAAGGATCAGGACAATGGAATCGGCGACGACGGCAAAGACCTCCCAGGTTTCAACCTTGGAGAAACTGACGGCGACAAACCTGGCGATGATGGAGCAGCGGAAAAAGAAACCCCGCGCCCCTAAGCCTGTTCTGCCAAGCCAAGAGGCTGAGCGCTACTACAGCGGCCAGCTTCGAGGCATGGTTAGGCTGATGGCTGGTGAGCTGGTCAAGGCGCTTGAGCCTGAGCTGAAGCGTTTGAAGCGTGACTACATCGCCGACGCCATTCCGACCATGGATGGCTGGACGGATGAAGTTCTCGCGGCAATACGTGGGGTTTCGCGCCGGTTCAGCTCTTCCCTGTTCGAATCCCAGATCCAGCGGGTAGCGGCCGGCACTGTTAGCCGAGCCGATGCAGATAACGCCGAGGACTTCCGCAAGTCGGTCAATCAGGCCGTCGGCGTCGACTTCCAGCTGATCACGCGGCCCAAGGGAATGCAGGACTATCTGGAAGCCTCCACCGCTGAAAACGTGAACCTGATTAAGTCCATCCCCGACGAGTACTTCAAAAACGTCGAGACGATCGTACTGGGCGGCATGAAGGACGGTCTAGCGCCTACTGCAATCGCCAAGCAGATACAGGAGCAGACCGGTGTCAGCGCCAGGCGGGCCAAGCTCATCGCGCGGGATCAGGTGTCGCAGCTCAACGCCGACTTGACCGAGAAGCGCCAGGCCGCCGCCGGTATCGAGTTCTACAAGTCTGAGGATGCTGGTGATCAGCGTGTATCCGGCGCTCCTGGTGGGAAGTATCCCAACGCCAAGATCAGTTGCTACGGCATCGCCCGGCAAGACATCGGCTACGGCCCTGGCATCTACAAGGTCGGCGTAGGCGCGTCATGGGGTGGCAAGACCGGATTGAAGCCAGGCAAGCACCACCCGCTCTGCCGCTGCATCGCCATCGCCATGATCCCGGGCGTGAACTACTTCCCCAAAGACGGGTAACCCAATGCAAAGAATGACCATCGATGAGGCCTTCAAGCCTACGTCGCGAACGCTCACGCCTGAAGGATTCCTCTGCGTGAAGGGCATTGCAGCCAGGACAGGGGTTTATCAGTACTTGTCGAGCGAGCTGGATCTGGACGGGCCCGAGCGGATCGTGAACGTCTACCGGTCGCCGGAGGAGGTTTTCAAGCCCGAATCAATGGCGACCTACCTCGACAAGGACGTGACCAATGACCACCCGGACGACCTGGTCGACTCGACCACGTTCAAGGATGTCTCGGTCGGCCATGTCCGTGGCGTTGAGCGTGACGGCGACAACCTGGTGGTGGACATGATCATCAAGGATCAGTCAGCCATCGACGACATCCAGTCCGGCAAGGCCGAACTATCCCCCGGCTACCTCGCTGAATACGTGGAAGCCCCTGGCGTTTCCCCTGACGGCACCGCCTACGAATACGAGCAGCGTGACATTCAAATCAATCACAACGCCGTTGTAGCAGCAGCGCGGGCCGGAAAGGTCGCCCGCATTTTTGATCACAAACCGAAAGGTATTACCCATATGGCGACCCGGAAAGTCTTTCTGGACTCCAAGAAAAGCCGCTCGATCATCCTGGACGAAGAGGCAGCAACGGTAGTCGAAGACGCCGTGGCAGCCTTGCAAAAGTTCGCGGATGAAGAAGCGGAGCGCGCAGACAAAGCTGAAGCCACCAAGGACGAAGCCGAAGAGAAGCTTGAAGAGGCCAAGAAGGAAACTTCCGACGCCGCTATCGGCCTGCGCGTGAAAGCAACTCTCGACACCATTGCCGTGGCAGCCAAGCTCGTGAAGAGCTTTGACGCCAAGGGCCTGGTTTCCCCAATCGAAATCAAGCGCGCAGCGATGGCGAAGCTTAAGCCGACTCGTGACTGGGCCAGCAAGTCTGACGCTTATGTCACTCACGTATTCGACTCCGCCGCTGAAGAGGCCGAAGAGAAGAAAACCGAGGACGAAGATGACGATGACGACAAGTCGAAAGTCAACGACAGCCTCCGCCAGTTCGCCAAGGACGCAGCATCGCGCGGCCTGAAGCCGACCACTGACGGCACCGACGCCTACAACAAATTCCTGAGTGGTGGCAAATAATGGGCACTGCAATTGATACCTTCGGCCAGTACGCCGGCAAGGCCTACGAAGGCCAGATCAATGACCTGAGCATGGCGGATGTAACCACCGCCGTCGCATCGGTCGCCATTCCATTTGCACGCGCCGTGGTTTCCGCCACTGTCGACAAGCAAGGCGCACTGCCAGCCGCTGGTGCTGGCTTCTTCCTGGGCATCTCCGTGCGTAAGCCTGTGGGCGTGAGCGGCAGCTACATGACCGGCCAAGTCTCCAACAGCGGTAACGCAGTTGGCGGCTACCGCCTGAACGAAGAAGTCAGCCTGCTCAGCACTGGCCGTATCTGGGTCAAGACCCTGGCTGGCGCCACCAAGGGCGCCCAGGTCTACGCCGTGCCGTTGACTGGCGAGCTGACCAACGCTTCCACCGCAGGCAATCACCTGCTGCCGGGTTGCGTTTTCAAGACCACCGCGGCGGCAGGTGAGTTGGCGCTGGTACAGGTCAAGTCCGACGTCACCACCACCATCGCCGCTTAAGGATCAGATCGAATGAAGACTTTCGACGCTTCCCCCCAGGCGCAACTGGGCTTCCTGTTGGGTCAACTGACCTACGTTGAACAGGAAGTCCTGCGCCAGCCGTACCCAGAAATCAAATACCCGTCGATCCTGACCGTGGACACCTCGGCGCCGGACTACACCGAGTCGATCGCCTTCAAGGTACTCGACTACAAGGGTGAGCCGGCACCAATCGGTGACGTTTCCCACGACTTCCCGCTGGCTGAAATCGCTGCCAAGGTAGGCGGTGTTGACGTGGTTCAGGCTGGCCTGGGCTACACCTACACCCAGATCGAAGTCGGCAAGGCCATGCAAATCGCCAACTCCGTCGGTTTCGGCGGCGCGATCAACCTGTTGGCCGAGAAGCCAATCGCAACCCGCACCCTGACCGAGCAGTGGTTGGATCGTGTGGCGTTCGTCGGCGATGCCCGCTGGCCTTCGCTGACCACTGGCGGCCTGCTGAAGTATCCAGGCGTACCAGTCGTTGCTACCGGCACCCTGCTGGGTGGCGCGAACAAGACCATCGCCCAGATCCTGGCTGGTGGTGGCGAGACCGCCGCGAACGAGATCCTGACCCTGCTGAACAACGCGATCCTGCGTGTTTACGCTACTCAGACCAACTCGATTTTCCGCCCGACTCACATCCTGCTGCCGTTGGTTGAATACGGCCTGTTGACCACCTTCCGAATCCCGAACACCTCGGAAACGTTGGTCAGCTACCTCGAGCGCGTGCTGAACATCAAGATTGAGCCAATCCTGCAGGCGGCAACTGCCGGCGCTGGTGGCGGCAATCGCATGATGGTCTACACCAAGAACGCCCAGTTCGCCAAGTTCCACCTGCCAATGCCTTACACGCTGAACGCGCCGATCCCGTCTCACGGCGGCCTGCGCTTCGAAGCCGCTGGCGTGGTGCGCACGGCTGGTACTGAGCTGCGCGTGCCAATGAGCCATTTATATGTAGATGGCGTCTAATCGGCGGGAATTGCTGAGTAGGCGAAAGCCCGCTTATGGCGGGCTTTCTTTCGCTCCCTTGGACATATTTTCCTCTTGCCATAGCGGCTGAAGATTGGTCAGCGCGTGAATCTCTAGCAGGTTGAAGTTTTCCTCCCGGACGAATGATGCTACCGGGCGTATGTGGTCTATCTCCCACTCCCCGTGATTTTCCCAAGACATTCCATCCCTGAATAGGGACTCCATGTGTGCCTTGAATTCATTTCGCGAGTACCCGAGGGCTGCAATTGTGAAGTCGTCACTTTTTACCTTTTTGATCCTCTTGAGGCTTGCCCTAAGTGCGTAATACAACGCGACTCGAGCGGGGTTGTTTTTCCTGTAATTAGCTTGCATTAAGCGAACCTTCTCGGGGTTTTTGCTTTTCCAGTCAGCGTTCCATGCGTCGCATTGGGCTCGACCTTCCGGGGTTGCATACCTTCGCTTCCAGCTCAAATAAGCCTCACGGTTAACCTTTTTTTTGTAATCCGTATCCGAGTGATAACGCTGAAGATTGTTTTCTCTACATATCTTCCTTTGTTTTTCCAGGTACTCAGGGTTTGTTGCTCTTTCCTTTGCAGCCCATTCGGTGCTGCACGGAACGCAGGCATAGCTGCTGACGCGGCGATGGGCAATATGTCCGTTCGGGCATTCCTTTCCAGTGAAGAAATATTTCAAGCCTTTGGCTTTTGCATCCTTGCGGGAAATTTTTTCGTACATAAGCAACCCCTGAGTAATTTTAAAAATCTCACCTTTACGTGGACGGATAATACATGGCAAAGCCAAAAATCACCAGAAATAACCAGGCGGATAGCGAATCGGCGGACCTCGTTGTCTGGACCAACGTCAGCAAGAACCCGGTGATCCTGGGCGATGGCAGCACTGTGGGGGTTGGTGAGCACACCACCCCAGAGCAGGCTGAGTTCGCCGAGGGATCCTTGTGGGAAGACCACGGCATTCTGGTCTCCGGCGCGCCGGTGCTCATGGATGATGGTGCCGACCAGATCGCGGCGCTGACTGCCGAAGTCGAAACCCTCCGGGGTCAGCTGGCTACCGCTGGCAGCGAGAAAGAAGCGCTGCTGGCTAAAGTCGAAGAGCTGAAAAAGCAGATCCCTGTCAAAGAGTGATCTGAGCAAAGCCCAATAGCCCCGCCCAGTGCGGGGCTGTTTCATTCTGGAGTCTGACCCGTGGCTGAACTGACCATTGAAGTGACGCCGGCGATCATTGCGGACTTCCGAGCGTTTTACCCTGAATTTTCTGATGTCACTGCCTGGCCTGATGCATCCATCACCCGGGCTCTGTACATCGCACGCGGCGAGTTTGGCGGCTGTGGCTGTGCTGGTTGGGGGGATTACAAGCCCTACTCATTCCTCCAGCGTGGCTGGTTCGCCCTCGCGGCGCATTACCTGACCTGGAATAAGATGGCGACTGATGCCACCTCGGCAGACGGAAGCGCCTCAACGCCGTACGCGCAGTCGAGCAAGAGCGTTCGCGACGAGTCTGTGTCCTACGCCATTCCAGGATCGAACTCATCGCTGACGACCTGGGAGGCGGCCTTGGCCCTAACCCCGTACGGTGTCGAGTACCTGCACCTGCGCTCGCGGGCCGGTATGGGAGCCATCTGCGTATGATCGAGCCAACCATAAGCATGGTCGGGACGCAGCAGGTTGAACAAGCACTGAAGCAGCTCGCCAAGCGACTTGAAGGCCAGACCCGCGTATTGGTCGGGGTGCCAGAAGGCGCCGGCTCATACGAAGATGGTTTGACCATCGCCACCATTGCCGCAGTGAACAACTTCGGATCGGCTGATGGGCATATCCCCGCGAGGCCGTTCCTTGAGCCTGCAATCACGAAGGGCGCGCCTCAGTACCAGCGCCTCGCCGAGATAATGATTCCCAGGGTTCTTTCCGGCTCCATGGCCATGACAACCCTGCTTGAACAGATGGGCAGCCTGGCCGAAGGGCACGTCAAGCAAGAGATAACCGAGCTGGACACGCCACCAAACGCACAGTCAACCATCGACAGAAAGGGCTCAAGTAGCCCACTGATCGATACGGGGGCTCTTCGCCAATCCATCCGCTACGTCATCGACGAGAGCACGGAACCACTCGAAGAGGGTTTGTGATGGGGCTCAACATGCGCGGCCACGTCAGCGGGCCATTCATCACCCACAAGGGTGTGGTGCTCAACCGCTACTCCAGCGAGATCGTGGACTTTGAAACGGTCCTGGCCATCACCTACACCGACGCGTTCGACGCAAACGTGCAGCCGGTCAGTGACAAGGAAATCGAATTTCTAAACATCGGCGCCGAGCGAATCAATGATGTGCGGGTGATCCACCGCAACGACGGTAAGGGTATCGAGGTTTCGACCCCCGGCAAGTTGGCCGACATCCTGGTATTCGCCGAGACGCCCGACAAGCCTGCAACCTGGTGGAAATCCATTGCTACCGACTACAGGCCCTGGCACAACTTCTGCCGCGCCGTGGTGGCCAAGCTTGACCCTGCCGAGATAGCCAGCCTGGAGGCGCACACCGATGCTTGACTCCAAAGCCCTATCCAAGGCGGTTTGCCGGATTGTCGTGGCTGTTACTGGCCTGCCGGCCGACAAGGTGATCCTTGCGGACAACAACACGGCGGCGCCATCTGGAAGCTACTGCGCGGTGCGCCTACAGAACCCTGAACAGTTCGGGCAGGCGCTCAACTCGCAAACCAACGCCCCGGCGATTGACGACCCTCAGTACGAGGACATCATAGCCAAGGTGGCTACCCAGTTCACGCTGGGGTTCAGCATCAACTTCTACCGGGCCGGCGCCTTGATGTATGCCGCATCCCTGTGCGAGGCAAACAAGCGGGAGCCGGTGAAGACCATCCTGCGCGCTGCAAAGCTTGGCTGGTCCCGCGTGTCACCAATCAACAACCTGACCGGCCTATATCAGGCCGCCATGGAAGAGCGATCCCAGCTCACCCTCTACCTGTATGGCGAATCCATCGCCGAAGACCGCGTACAGCGGATCTATCGCGCGGGCTTCTCCGTGCAAACCGAACAATCTGGCGCTGTCGCGCAAGGGGAAGTAAATGGCTTATCCGGCTGAAGACATCATCAACATCAACGTCCTGATCAACTCGGCCGGGCTTGGGACTTCCAACTTCGGCGCTGGCATGGTGTTTGCGGACTTCGATTCATCGAGCGATGCGACATTTGTGACCGGCACCTACCGTGACTACGGCACGCCGGCCCAGGTAGCGGAAGACTTCAATATTGCTTCTGATCCGTACGCGGCCGCACTGGCATGGTTCTCGGCTATTCCAAAACCGAAAACTCTGCGCATCTACCTGCGCATCGAGAAAGACACCCCTGTCGAGTCGCTGAATGACGCGATCAGCAAGGGCATCTGGTTCTACTGGTACGAGTTCGAAACCTCTATCCGTGCCGTGGATGCAGATGTTTTGGCCCTGGCGGCTGCTGGCGATGCCGCAAGCAAGTTCTTTGCCTTCACCACCAACCAGGCAACCGTTCGAGACCCGTCTGTAACCACCGACATCGTCAGCAAGGCATTTGTGCAGGGGTCTCGCCGCATGTTCATTGTGAGCCATGCTACCGAGCCCTACGCCGGGTTTGAGCTGGCGGCTGTGTTCAGTCGCGTAAATTTCAATGCGGCCAACTCGACCATCACCGGCGAATTCAAAAAGCTCCCGGGCATCGACGCCGAAAGCCTGACGCCTACCGCCTACAGCACCATGAAGTCGAAGGGCGCGATCTTCTACACGGTTGTCGAGACCGGTGGCGAGAAGGACATGGGGCGAATCATCAACTCCAAGACCACTTCCACCTTCGGCGAGTACATCGACGATGTGTTCAACCTGGATGCATTCGTAAACTTTGAGCGCGTGGCGCTGTACAACGCCCTCACCAAGGTTCCTACGAAACTCCGGCAGACCCCGCCAGGCCAGCAGGTGCTTATCAACGCAGGCTCTCAGGTCGGCGAGGTATTCATCGACAACGGCTATCTGGGCGAACGGATCTTCACCGATGACGAAACCGGTGAAGAAAAAATCAGCCGCGGCTACGAGATGCTCACCAAAGCGGAGGAAATTCTTCGGATTTCTGATTCTGAGCGCGCCAATCGTGACTCCGCACCAATCCGCATGCGCATCTTCCGCGCTGGCGCTATCCATGCTGTCGACCTGACCGCCAACGTTGAATAAGGAGCTCTGACCCATGTCTGTAGCTGATCTTTCCGTAGAAAACACAATCATGGTCATCACTGGCGTCGGCGTGCTGGATGACTGGGGCCGCACTGATCCGCCATTCACCGTTGAGGTGATCGACGATCAGGCAAACCTGAGTCGAGGCCTGGGCGGGAACGCTGTGCGGTTCCATCGTAAAAACCCTGGCCTTCGCGTGACCGCCAACCTTATGCCAGGCAGCCCTCAGGCCCTGGCCATGCAGGCGCTTATCTTGGCTCGAACCGAGATGTCAGGCTCCTATGCCTCAATTGCAGGCCTGGAGGGAGCTGTGTTCTCCGAGGGCGTAATTACCCGCGGTAAGTCGATGGCACGCGGCGGCCCCGGCATGAATGACGCCACCTTCGTCATGGAGTTCAACAAAGGCGTGATTGTATGAGTCAGGCTGAATCCTATATCCGGACCATTGAGCATGACGGGGTGACCTACCGCTTCGGTATGCCAAGCGCAGAGAAGCAGCGGGCAGTTCTGTTTCGCCTAGGCAAGTACGGCGTAGAGCCAATGATCAAAGGCCTGGCCCTGGCCGAACTTGGCAGCGCGTCCTCGTTCATCGTTGCTGGCGGTATCGTCGGCTCAATGCTATCGCGCATGCCCGAGGATGACTTCAACTTCGTCTGCGACTCCATGCTGGGCAAGCTATTCAAGGAAGGCAGCCAAACGCCGCTGACCATGGAAGACTTTTCCGGCCGCCTGAAGACCTACTTCACGATAGTTGTGCTGGCCCTGGGGAATGCCTTCGAGGATTTTTCCGGACTCCTGACCCCCTTCCAGAAATCTACCGCTTCAGCCGAGGCGCCGGATTCGAGTCAGGAGAGCGCCTAAACCCGGCTGTCGATTGGGAACTGTGGCGGCCATGCGTGGGAATACCTGGGCTTTGCCCGCCGCTGTGCACCTATAGCCAGCTCACGGATGGCACCCATTCGCTTGGATGGGTTAAGCGGGCCAACCTGGTCATGGACGAAATGATCTACGCGCGCCATCTGGCTGAGGCCAATCGACCGAAATAGCCCTGCACTCGCGGGGCTTTTGTTTAGTGGAGTAAAGACATCCACTCGAAAGGCTCAGTAAGCATCAGCCGATTGTGCTTTTTCGAGTTGATGTCGGATGGAATCACCTGAAGGTTGTTCCAACAATGCAGCCCAGACACCTCTCTTCCGAGAAGAGGTATGCAGTGGTCAATCACCCATCGACCACCGACATGCAGGCTGCGCAGTTTGCATAGGTGTCTGGCCTCAGAGATAACGAATGCATCCAACTCTCCAAACCACCCTGGCATGCGCTCAAGCTCTGCAAGCTTCCTTTTGTAGTAATGAAGGATCATCACATGAGGGTTTTTTTGCCTCCATGCCTTCTGTTTTTCTGAGAGAAGCTTTCGGCCCTGCAAATCGCGGTGGGATTTTTTCTGGAGAATCGTTTCTCTGTTCTGAAGGTAGTGACCCTTAACTTTCTGGAGTTCGGTTTCCCTGTTCTTCAGATACCAGGCTGACTTTAGATTTGCTCTGTGCTCTACGTTTGCATCGCGCCACTCCTTGGACTTTTCCTTGACCCGTTCAGGATTTCGGCGCTGGTAGTCGAGCGCTTTGGCTATGCCGGCGGCAGGGTCTTCCCGGTACTTTGCAGTAGCTTTATCTGATCTGAGATCCATGCACGCTGGGCATGTACAAGCTTTGCCGTTCACCCGCCGCTCAGCGACACCTCCGCGAATACAAGGCTTTCCGGTGAAGTACATCGGCAAACCGAGTGACATTGCGTCTTTTCTGCTTATCAGTTCCATGCCATCCCTCTTCGGGTCGAGTGCAGAGGAAGCCATTATGAGGTATCGCGAGTGCGAGTACTAGAGAGTTTTCTGATCGCCCTCGGCATGAAGGTCGACGAAAAGTCATTCCAGAAGGCAGACGCGGCGTTTGGTGGCCTGACCAAATCAGCCCTACAGCTTGGCGCAGTGTTTGCCGGGAAACTAGCTATCGATAAGGTAGTGGGCGATTTCAAGCAGGCCGGTACCGAGCTGAACAACTTCAACAAGCTGACCGGGTTGAGCACTCAAAACGTGCAATCACTCGGCCAGGCATTGAAGGCCCAGGGCGGCAGCGCCTCTGATGCCTTCTCTGCAATGAAGAAGATTCAAGACCTGATGGCATCGCCTATTACCGGCGATACCGGATGGTTTGGCGACGTGGCCAAGCTCGGGCTTAACCCTGATGTGATCATCGGCGCACAGAACACAGCCGACGCCCTGGCTGGTATTGCTGGTGAGTTCGAGCACATGAGCGCGCTAAACCAGCGCCTGGCAGGCCAAGCCTTGGGATTGGACGATTCCACGGTTCGTCTGCTGATGCGTGGTCGCGACGAGGTAGAGAAGCAGCTGGATTCCCGCGGGAAGCTTGCCGTGATGACCCAGAAGCAAATCGACGACTCGGCACGTTTGACCAAGGCAACCAGCGAACTTGACCAGGTGTTCACCGATATCGGTAACACCATCGCCGGAGAGCTGACCCCGGCCCTGGCCGATATGGCTGAGGACTTCGTAGCCTTCTACCGAAATAACAAGGAGCTCGTTGATTCGGGCTTGAAGGAGTTCTTCGGTGGCCTGGCTGACAACATTGAGCTTGTCGCCATTGCCATGGCACTCCTGGGTGGCGGTGCTGCGCTCAAGGGCTTGGCCGCTCTGCGCGCCATTGTTGGCCTTGGCGGTGTTGCTGCAGCCGGATCTGCTGGTGGTGCAGCGGCCGCTGGTGGCGCCTCAATGCTCGCAGTCGCCGGCGGAAGCGCTGCAGCCCTTCTGTACTCCAGCAGCTTGAACAGCGGAGAAGACACAGAGCTGCTGAACAACCGCCTGAAAAAAGGCGGCGGCGAGGCTATTGGCGCTGTCGTTGACTACTTCACGTCCAAAGGTTGGACCAAGGAGCAGGCCGAGGGGATCGCGGCCAACCTCGAGGCTGAGAGCGGATTCAAGGCAAACGCTACCGGTGACGGCGGTCAGGCATACGGGCTGGCCCAGTGGCACCCTGATCGCCAGGCCGAGTTCGCCAAGCAGTACGGCAAGGACATCCGCAAATCTACTGGCGCCGAGCAGCTTGAGTTCATCAACCACGAGTTGACTCGGGGCAACGAGAAGTCAGCCGGCACCAAGCTGCGCGCTGCGACCAGTTCCTACGACGCCGCCTCAATCGTCTCCCGCGAGTATGAGCGGCCTGCAGATGCTGCGGGCGAGGCGTCCAGGCGCGGAGCAAGCGCGGCCGGATACACCGACAACCGCGTGTACCACATCAGCGGCGCCGACACCGAGAAGGTCAAGCAGGTGCTCAATGAGCAAATGGGCCAGATGACCGAGCAGACCATGCAGGACTTCAAGAGCCCAGAACTATGAGCCTGATGAGCATCTTCACCAAGACGCTGCCGAAGATCGGCCCTCTTGAGTTCGACGCAAAGCTGGAAGGGATCACCAGCAAGGCGATCACCCTGACCCAATATCCGGTCGAGTTCGGCGCCAACACCAACGACCACGCGATCCTCATGCCGAACCGATACCTGCTCACCGGGGCCGTATCGAATAGCCCTCTCGGCCTCGGCCTGGATGACATTGGCATGATGGGTGCCGGCGCCATTGCTACGGCAGTCGGCGGTGTTGGCGGGGCGGCAATCACGGCTGTGTCGGCATACCTGCTGTCTGGCGGTGATGACACCCGGGCGTCAACTGCCTGGGCATCTCTCACCGCAATCATGGAGGCGCGCGCCAAGTTCGATCTGGACACGGGCAAGGAGATCATGCCCGACATGATGATCATCCGGCTTGATGAGCGTACGCGGCCTGAGAATGAGGATGGCCTAGTGTTTATCGCTGAGCTCCAGCAGGTTCGGATTGTTCGCTCAACGGTTGGTCGAGGCGTCACGTCGGCTGACCAGCTCATGAAGAACGACACGGTGTCCACCCAGGGCGCCCCGATGATCTCCGCCGGCGATGCTGCCGTAGAGGTAATGCCATGAGCCGTTACAGCGTTGCCGTCCAAGCACTGCCGGCTCAGACCTTCACTGCGCGCCTAGGCAAAAACACTGTGACCGTAGAGCTGCAATGGATGGCACGGTTTGAGGTGTTCCGCGTGAACATCCTGACCGCCTTGGGCTCCCCCCTCACTATGGGGCGATTCCTTCTGCCGAACATCGACCTTCTGGCCGGCCTTTACCCGCCGCCATCCATTTCCTACGGGTCGCTCGTCTTGGAGGGTGATCAGGCAACGCCCGATAACCTGGGTATCGACAACGTTCTGGTGTGGTCAGATGAATGATGAAATCTTCCTTCGCAATTACCGACTGAAGATCGGGCGCAGCACGGGCTCTCGCGTTTACGAGATGAAGCCCAGCGAAACAAGCCCAGATCAAGACGGGTTGCGCCTCACATTCCAGGTCACCCACTTCGCTGGCGGGGCGTTTAGCGTCGCCGAAATAACCATCTACAACGTCTCACGCTACTCCTCCAGGCAGATGCTCGGAGACGGATCTACAGGGAAGTACGAGTTCATTTCGCTGGAGGCCGGCTACGACGGTCTGTTTGGTTCGATCTTTGTTGGTCAAATTACCAACGTTCAGATTCACCTTGAGGATGGCGGTTCGACTCGCGGAATTCGCTTCTTTTGTAAGTCTTCCGCCAAAGAGCGCGATCAAAATCTGATCAACCTGACCCTCTCACCAGAAACTGATCCAGTCCAGATCATTGAGGAGTGCGCTTTGGTATTTGGCGCCGAGATTCAGTTCTATGGGGATTTCTCAGGACTCAAGCGCCGCTCGCGTGGCACGGTCCTCCAGGGCAGCCCGACCTCCTGCATGAATGAGCTTGGCGAGACCTTCGCATTCGATTGGATGGTCGAGAACGGCGCCATCAAGATCATCAAGCGCGACTTTGCGCTGGACAATCAGGTCTACGTGATCAGCTCAGGCACCGGGATGATCGGCTCTCCGGTGGTCAGCGACACCGAAGTAGGCATTCGCTACACGCTCAACCCAAAGATCAAACTCGGCGACACCATCAAGCTTGAGTCTATGGCCCCTCGATTCGAGTTCTCGGGGGCTTTCTTCTACGACGTGCCACGCACCATCGGCGAGGGCTACTACAAGGTCAACTCGCTGGTGTTCGCGGGCGACTCCCACGGTGACCAGTGGGAAAGCCAGATCAGCTGTCTACGCCTCAGTGCGGCGGCCCAGGCCGGAATTTCAGAAAGGGCAACCCGATGAGTGATCCGCTCTCCTCAAGAACGCAGGCTGAATACTCCAAGATGTTGCGCGGCATATTTGGCGAGTACCTGAAAGACAACATGCGCACCAGCGTTCCTGGCCATGTCCTGAGCTTTGACCCTGACACCCAGACCGCCGAAGTACAGATCGGATTGATGCTGGAAGACCGCCTCGGCTCGCAACAGCCGCGCCGTCCGATCATCCATGTTCCAGTTCAGTTCTGGGGAGCCGCAGGCGGCACGCTTGAATGCAGGGTTGCCAGCAACACCGAAGGCGTCCTTTTCTTCTCCCAGGAGTGCATTGACTCCTGGGTCGACCAGGGCGGCGTGGCCGTTAAGTCGGAGCCTCGCAGGTTCTCGATCAACGATGCCTACTTTATCCCGGGCATCCGATCTATCCCTGGTGCGATCACGAGTTTCGCAAATGACGGAATTCGCTTACGAAGCAATGACGGATCTCGGTATGTATGGCTGAAAGATGATGCCTCCATCGGGCTCAGCAATGGGGCTGGAAGCATCACCATTGGCGCTGACGGGGTCGTAAACATCAACGGCGTGACGATCACTCCCGCGGGCCTGGTCCATACGAATAACGACATGCGGGCTGGGTTAATCAGTCTGAAGCTGCATAAAACGTCGCAGGTTCAGCCTGGCAATGGAGTAAGCGGAGTGCCAATCCCATGACGGTACGAAAACTGGACGCAGACGGCGACCTGGCCATGGGTACACAGGAGTTCCTGACAGGCTACACAGCCGAGGAAGTCGCTCAGAACGTAGTTACCCGCCTCAAGTTTTTTCTCGGCGAGTGGTTCCTCGACACAACGGACGGAACGGACTGGTTCGGCAGCGTATTGGGGAAAGGCTCGGTCCTGGCGTCTCGTGAGTCGGTGATTCGCCGCCGCATCCTGCTAACGCCCGGGTGCGCGGGCATGACCTCGTTCAGCCTTTCCACAGACATCGATACACGACAACTCACCATCACCGCGTCAATCGTCAGCACCTCGGGCGATAACGCAGAAATCAATTATGTTCAGGCGATCGTCTAATGGCTCAGATCACGGACCAAGGAATCACCGGGCGCTCGCTGAACGAGTACCTCGGCGACATTAAAGAAAAGACGCTTGCGATTGACCCTGAATGGAACATTGGCCCAGACAGCCCGGACGGTCAGCGGATCGGTATCGAAGCCGAGATGCTCGCCAACCTTGACGAAGCAGTGGTCGGAGCATATCGCAGCAAGGACCCGGACAGCGCAACAGGTGAGGCGCTGCGCAACATCGGGAAAATCTCAGGAATACCGATTCGCGATGCCACCTACTCGGTAGCTCCGATCACTGTGACTGGGCAAACCAGCGCCACCATCCCGCAAGGCTCGCAGGTTCGTAGCCGGGTCGATAATACGGTGTGGCTCACTACAGCCGTTATCGTCATAGGTATCGGGCAGACCGCCAACGGCTTCGTTACATGCACAACCCCAGGCAGGGTGCTTGCTTCTCCTGGCGAGCTAACCATCATCGGCACCCCTATCAGCGGATGGGCCTCGGTGACGAATGGCGAGGCCGCCGCCGGCGTTCCAGCTGAAAGCGACGAAGACTTCAGAATCCGCAGAGCGGACGGCGTCTCGCGTGCCGGTAGCAATATGCGTGACAACATGCACGCAAATATCGCCAGTGTTTCCGGCGTGACCGATGTCCAGGTCCTGGAAAACAACAGCGTCTCGCCTTTCGATTCGGATGGTGTTCCCTATACAGGCATCGCCGTGATTGTGAACGGAGGTTCGGATGCTGACATCGGTCTGGCCATGTACCAGAAGCACAACCCTGGCACCCCTATGCTTCCGCGCTACAACTCAAAGACGGATACGTGGGTCGATGCGCCTGGCGCCAACGGTGTAAAGGTCGACGTAGTATCTCCAGTCACTGGCAATAAGAGTGTGATGACTTTTCAGCGCGCCACGGGTCTGCCGATTTTCGTGGCAATCACGGTTCAAAAGGAGGGCGACCTCCCATCGGACATTGAGGATCTGTTGAGGGCGGCCGTAATCGCTGACTCGACGCGAAGCCTATTTAGCGGCGAGACCTCCACTGGCTTTAACCGTGGTGGCTATGACATCGGCGAGAAAGTTCCGCCCGGCCGCCTGTACACTCCGGTCAACAAGGTGCTTGGCCTTTACGGCGATAGCTACATAACCTCGCTGACGATTGGCTTATCTGCCTTGGCGCAGGGGCTGACGCCAATTCAGCCAACCATTTCTCAGATCGCCACCTTCGATGCTGAAAATATTTCGATAACGGTGCTTCCATGAGCATGGACCACGTCGAGCGCGCCAGGTCGCGCATCATCAACGAATATCGTGACAAGCAGCGAATGGTTCGATGGCTAACCATCACGCCAGAGATCGCCAACGAAAGACTAGAGGGCGCTCTCGACGTGGTCTACGGCAGCTACGACGTGGATACGGTTTCCGGCGAAATGCTTGATGTAATTGGGCGGATTGTTGGTGTCGCACGGCCAATACTGCGCGCGGCCGAGTTCGACGTTTTCGGGTATGCAGGGAACGATAGCTATACCAATTACAATATCGCTCCCTATATTGGAGATGGCGAAGCTATTGACGCTCCGCTTAATAATGATCTCTACCGAAAGCTGATCAAGGCGAAGATCGCCAGGAACATCAGCGACGGAACTGCAGACAGCATCATCCAACTCCTTGAAATCATCATTGGGGTTAAGGTAACAGCGCTCGTCGATAACGGTGACAAGTCGTTCGATATAGGCGTCGCTTCCGGCCTGGACAACACCACTCTGTACCTGATCGAGAACTTTGACATCATCCCTCGACCCCAGGGTACGAGGATCGGACAGATATTTATTCTGCCAGTCAACATAGACGAAATCGAAGCCTCTTCTTCGCACATTTACGAATATGCAAATGTGACACTCCCTGGAGATTTAGCCTGATGGCAAGACAGCCCTTCAATAATCGCTGGGCTCAAGGCGTTGAGTCCCAAGATAACATGAACACCTTCAAGGCCCCTGGCGATGTGAGAATCAACTCAGGATGGGAGGGTGGACAGGACAAGGATGCGCCGCCTGCTGGTCATGAAAACTGGTGGCATAACCGAGTGGATACCGGCTTGCAGGGTGTTGAGCGAAACGGCGTCATGTCCTGGCACCCTCAGGCCATATACGGAATGGGCGCGCCAACTTATGGTCCAGATGGTAACTACTACGAAAGCATCGTCGCCGACAATACCGGTAACAACCCTTCCTCAACAGCCGGGTTCTGGCGTTACTGCGGACCTTCATTTTTTTCAGGTCACGTCCCTGGCGATCTGAAGATGGTAGCGCACAACAACATCCCTACTGCTGGGTGGTTAAAGTGCAATGGTGCATTACTTACCAGAGCATCGTATGCACTTCTTTTTGATTCCATAGGGACGATCTGGAATTCCGGAGGCGAGACATCTTTGCAATTCCGCCTACCTGATTTCAGGGGGGTGTTTCTCAGGGGGTTCTCTGACGGAAGCTCGATTGACTCTGGTCGCGCATTTGGGTCTTTTCAGGCCGACGAGTTGAAGTCTCACCGGCATGAACTCCGGAGTGACTTGATAGGCGCCCAGCCTCTTCAGGGGGGGACGCCTGACGCAAGATTCAACCAGGCAAATGAACTTCTCGGCTACACAGAAAACACCGGCGGCAGCGAAACAAGGCCAGTCAATCGAACTGTTAGTTACTGGATTAAATACTGATGAAAACACGCCCTCAGACAGGCCAGCGCGTGGTCTACCAGACTGATCAAGATGGTTTTTTTGTCGGCACAACTGTGGCGGACCCCGACCCCAAAAATCCTGGGGTCTGGCTGATACCTGCGGGATGCGTAGAGCTGGCTCCGCCACCTATTGGGTCTGGAAAGAAAGCCATTTGGTCGGGCTACAAGTGGAAAGTCATTGATATGTAGGTGAACTATGGAACGCAAGCGCAAACGTCACTTCAGCGACAAGATGGAAAAGTTCTGTCTTGCCTACGTCGAGACAGCTAACGCAGCTGAGTCCTATCGAATCGCCTACAACACTGAAAACATGGCCACGGCCACTATCGGCCGTGAAGGCTACAACACCCTACAGAAGCCCCAGGTCCAGGCCAGACTCGAAGAATTAAGGAAGAAAGTCATGGAGCGTCACGAAATCACCGTGGACACGCTCCTTGCCGAGCTGGAAGAGGCCAGGACAGCGGCGCTGGGCGCAGAAACGCCTCAGACGTCCGCAGCTGTATCGGCAACCATGGGCAAGGCCAAGCTATTAGGCCTGGACAAGAAGATCGTGGAGCTCACCGGCAAGAACGGCGCACCGATTGAAACCAGTTCCACGGTCACGGTTGACCAGAAGGCCCTGAGTTCTGTGCTGGACTGCCTATGAGCAAGCTGCTCGACTGGGATGTAATGAGCAGCGCAGAACGACAAGCAGCAAAACTTATCAGCGAGCACTCGCCGCTGTCGTTCATGCGCGTATTTTTCCAGCTGAACCAGGGCATGAAGATGCTCTGCAACTGGCACCATCGCTACATGGATCACACGGCCCTGAGGGTGCTGTCTGGTGATCTCAAGAACGTAGTATTCAACATGCCTCCCGGAGGCACCAAGACTGAGTTCTGGTCGATCCATGTGCCTTCATACGCCATGACCAAGTTCGAACGAACGCGAACGCTCAATGTGTCCTACTCCAAGGCCTTGGTTGAAGAGAATTCGAACCGCATAAAATCCATAATCACCAGCGATGAATATCAGGATTTGTGGCCGTGCGACCTTGGCAAGGCCGACGTGGCCAACTGGGTCATCACCGACGATCGTGGGCGCAACAAGCATCAGATCTTCAGCCGCTCCACTGGCGGACAGATCACCGGCGTGCGCGGCGGCTACATCTCCGAAGGTTTCACCGGATTCATTAACCTGGATGACCCGGAAAAGGCCGACAGTGCTTTTAGCGCGACCATGCGCGCCAAGGCCCAGCGGATTGTCACCAACACTCTGCGCAGTCGTAGGGCTTCGCCAGATACCCCTGTCATCTGTACCCAGCAACGCCTGCACACGGACGACGTGTCGGGCTTCCTGCTCAAGGGCGGCATGGGTCTTGATTTCGCGCACATCAAGGTTCCTGCCTTGGTCACGCGCGATTACATCGCAAGCTTGCCTGATGAGATCCGCGAACACGCCGAGCGCGATGTTTTCGGAAGTCCGTCAATCGTCCGCGGCGGCGTCGAATACTGGTCTTACTGGCCAGCCAAGGAAACCGTCGACGACCTGATGGCCCTGTGGGACAGGGACCCGTACACCATGGTCAGCCAGTACCAGCAGGAGCCCGTGGCTCTTACTGGCGGCATGATAGACGCCGACTGGTTTAAGACCTACGAGCAGCTCCCATTTCTGGTGTGGCGCGGCGTGTACGTCGACACTGCGCAGAAAACTGGGGAGCAGCACGACTTCTCGGTCTTCAACCATTGCGGCCTCGGTGTTGATGGGAATCTTTATCTCATCGATGTTCACCGGGGCAAATGGGACGCCGGCGATCTTGAGGCCGAAGCTTTGCGCGTTTGGCAAAAGTGGAAGGATTGGGACCAGTTCCGCCCGGCAGCCTTGAGATATATGCGAGTCGAGGACAAGTCATCAGGAACCGGCCTGATCCAGACGATCAGCAAGAAAGGCTCCATTCCAATTGAGCCGCAGCCTCGAGGTCCAGCAGCGAACAAGGTGACGCGCTGTATGGATGCGGTTCCATGGCTGAAGTCCGGGCGAGTCTTTGTGCCGGCCATTTATGACGATCAAGGCCGCAAGATCGAGCACGTCAAAGATCATCGCGGCGAGATTGTTGCCTCCACGGACTGGGTAACACCGTTTCTCACAGAGGCATCCGCCTTCACCGCTGACGACACCCACGATTTCGACGACCAAGTGGACACCCTGTTCGACGCAGTTGCCGACATGCTCATCAACGGTAGCGGCGACTTCTTCTCCGGCAACTGGCTTTAACCCCACCGACTAAAACGCTCCGACTTTCGTTGGCCGAATCCGGCCGCGCTCACTAAACACGCCCCAAGGAAAAGACATGACTGACCAGGCTCAGCGACTTGAGATCGCCACAGTTCGAGCGGAGATCGGCAGCAACATCACCTATAAATTCAATAATGATGCTCTAGATGCTCCTGAAATTCCGACCGACTCAGGACCAATTCCGAATCTCAAGCAGGTAATCAGGGATATCAAGGAAGAGGCTCTTGACGAAACACTGCGCGCTGAGCTTTTCTCAGCTGCTGGAGCGGGACTGGTTGGATTCAGCGAGGCCTATAGCTACCTGTCCGGTACTACCGGAAGTGCATTAAAAACTCTTTTACGCCGCGCTATTTTTGTCGCTCCGATTGGAGGTGGCGCCGATGACGCAGCCGCGATCAATGCCCTCATGGCTTCTAAAGGCCCTGGGGCGGATCTGTTCTTTGAGGCGGGGGCATTTTCCCAAAGTGTTCGTTTGACTGTTCCTGAAGGCCAGCACTGGCACGGGGCAGGCGGTCAGCGGGGGACGACTTTCACCAAGATCGCCAACTGCGATGCAATTTACGTTGGCAACTTTGCGCGTATTTCAGACCTTAACTTTGAGGGCGTTGGGGCAACCTACACCGGTAAGGGAATTATCTGTGAAGGGTTCTCTGGCAGCGTTGAGCGTTGCCGTGCAAACCTGATGAAAAGCTTTGCTCTGAGTTTTCCGGGCAACGCTGGCGGCTTTAACATCACCTCCTTTGAAGGTAGCACCTCTTCACCGACTACCGTAGCGGCTATCGACCTGGGCGGCGTGTCAACTGTTCGCCCCATCTTCTTCCGTGGCATTTGGTTGTCCGGCGGCTTTATGGACGTTACCGGTTCGGGTAACGGTTGCAGCCTGAGCGAGTTCTATATGACTGCGCTTGTGCATGGCGCTGGCGCTGGACTGATGCACTTTGCAAATGGTCGAGTTGGGAACGCGTTTGCTCCCTTTGTGCTTTCGGGGGCGGGCTCGACTTTTACGGGTATTTCCTTTGCTGGTCCTGTGAATATCACAGCTGGCGTCGGCCATCGCTTTGCAGGCTGCGACGCAGAAATCACGGAAGATGCGGCGAGCAACTCTAACACCTTCGATGCTCGCGGTACGATCTCTGGCACTGGTTGGACCCAAGCCTCAGGGGTGGCACCATCGCTAGGCAACGGATCGCTGGTCATGAACTATGTGCGCACAGGGCGATCTGTGACGGTTCAGCTTGCCCTGGTGTTCGGTTCGACTACGACAGCGGGTGACGGTGCGGCTCCATGGACGTTTGCTCTGCCATTTGTGGCGACCCCCAACATCAACGCGGACGGCATGGTTGGTAATGCGTTTGACGTTAGTGCTTCGACCGACTTTATAGTTTTCGGGCAAATCCCTGGCGGCGGAAGCCTTTTGAACTTCGGACGCAACGGTGCCGGCGTTAGGGCTGGTACGCCATTCACATGGGCTGCGGGAGACAAGCTTTCGGTCTCGCTTACCTACCTAGTCAGATAGCTTGAAAAAATACCGAAGCTAGCACCCTTCAATTCGGTACTTTTCTCGTGCTTGCGGAAGGACTTAAATGCAATAATGCTTTCCGCAAGTAATCTAAATTTGGAACACATCGAAGGGACTTGATAGGATGTTTAGCTTCGCTGCTGGCACAGTCTTGCTTATGATCGGAATCATAGCCGCTCTGATCTCAAGGGACAAATGGAGTCCGGCATCGGTATTTCCGCTAACCTGGGCCTTTGGGCTTTGGGGTGTTAGTGCTTCTGAAGTTTTTGGTTTTTATCCAATAGAGTCAGAAGCACTTCTTCTTTATATTGCCGGAAGCTTAGTTTTCTCAATTGTCGGAATTGCGACTTATGAGATGTTGCGCAAATTAAACCATAATACTGTTGCTTATGGTTATTTCTATAACCCTATTAATGCAAGAAAGATGGTATTTTTCTTTTGTCTTCTTCACTTGGCTGTATTGCCAAGCATTTATATTGATCTCACAAGTCTCTCCCCGGATCTTGTTCAAGCTGCTTACATCGCAAGGCAGAGAAGCGTTGAGGGTGACGAAGTACTAGGTTGGGCGGCTTCAAATTATCTACAGGTCGGCACAATGCTGATCCCTCTTTTTGTTGTTTGCTATCTGAAAAAGTGGTGCTCAGCTTCTTCGCTACTAATAATATCAACCCCATGGGCTTTGCTCATTCTTCTTGCTTCTGGGCGTTCGGGTCTTCTGCAACTGCTGATAGGTGTGATGTTCATATGGGTTATCGTGCGCGGCAAGTTATCCGCCAAATTAGTATTTTGGGTTGGCGGATGCTTTATTCTTGTGCTGATTGGCGGCGCGATTGCTACGGCAAAGGTTGCTCTTGATTCAGACGAAAGCGCTGGAGACTTTGTTTATACGTTTTTAGAGCACTTCGCAGGTTATGCGTTTCAGGGCCCTGTTCTGTTTTCTCGTTATTTTGATGGGGATATAAGTCTAGAGCCTCTATGGTCTCCATTCAGCTCTATATGCCACATGCTTTCATTCGTCGGCCTATGCATTCCAGACCCTCAGCACTTGGCCTTCAACAGGTATGCTCCATACCTAGAGGGTAATGTGTACAGCATGTACTTTTCGTTATATCCAAAATTTGGTGTTCTCGGTGTAATTGCTTTCCTGTCTTTGTATTCAGCCATATCGACTTATACGTACTTTAAAGCGAAGGCAGGCAATGTTTACTACATGATGCTTGCTTCGTTTTTCATGTCGTCTATCGTGCTTTCGCTTTTCAGCGATCAGATATCCAGTTCATGGTGGTCACTCATCAAGTTGACCGTTCTGATAGCTCTGGTATTTGTCCTGTTCACAGATCGGAAAAAGATCAGACGCGATCGAGCAATGATCAACCAATCGGCCGGCCAAACGCCTGCCACCTGACGACTGATTCGACAATCAGAAATAGTAGCCCGCCACTGAGCGGGCTTTTTTGTGCCCGGAGAAAGCCATGCCCATAACTGAGCAGCAACTGCTGCAGATCCTCCCCAACGCCGGCCGCCAAGCCGGCGTTTTTGTTCCTGCTTTAAACACGGCCATGAGCCGCTTCGGCATCGTGGGCAAAGCGCGTGTGGCGGCCTTCATTGCCCAAGTAGGGCACGAATCAGGACAGTTGCGGTGGGTGCGCGAGATATGGGGCCCCACGGCGCAGCAGGCCGGGTACGAAGGTCGCGCGGACCTGGGCAATACACAGAAGGGCGACGGCTCCAAGTACCGCGGGCGCGGCCTGATCCAGATCACGGGCCGGGCGAATTACGCGGCATGCGGCGAGGCGCTGGGACTAGACCTCATCAACAAGCCGGAGCTGCTCGAGCTGCCACAGAACGCGTCAATGTCGGCGGCGTGGTTCTGGTCGACGCGCGGACTGAATACGCTGGCGGATCAAGGGGAGTTCGTGAAGATTACTCGACGTATAAATGGGGGCGTGAACGGGTTGGCCGACCGCCAGGCGCTGTACGAAAAGGCGCTGAAGGTGCTGGCATGACGCCGGTGCAGAAGCTTGCAGGCCTGGCGGTGCTGATCTTGCTGCTGATGGCTGGTGCTGCGGGAGTCACCTGGCAGGTGCAGGACTGGCGCTTGGGCAAGAAGCTGGCGGTAATGGGCGAGGCCCAGGCGCTTGCCATCAGCGAGGCTGGGCGCGTGGCCAGAGAAGAAGAACAACGCCGGCAGTCTGCAGTGAATAAGGAAGCAAGAGATGCGCGAGAACAAATCAAGGCTGCAACTGTGGATGCTGGCACCGCTGATGCTGCTGGCGACCGGCTGCACGTCGAAGCCGGTAAGTTTGCCGCCACTGCCTGCGGCAATCCCGGAGCTGCCGAGCGAGGCGCGTCAGCCACCCGCGCCGCAATGGTGCTCTCCGACCTGTTCCAGCGGGCTGACAAAAGAGCGGGAGAGCTGGCGGCGGCGTATGACCGAGCCCGAATAGCCGGGAAGGCGTGCGAGCGGAGCTATCAGGCGATCGGGACAGATGGCAAATAAATCAATCCTTTGCTGGCTGCAGGTCGAGCATGAGAGTGTCATTCTTCTTAGGGAACGCGGTATTTAGCATCAGCATAAACTGGTCCCAACTGGAAGATGCGCGCATCAAGGCGATTAGCGCGTGAACGTGTTGAGCTAGAGCTGGATGGCCTACGTCTTCGGTGAGCATCTGGTGGTGCTTGCCTTTGCGGTTACCTTTCGCATCCTTTGGATTGCGAACTTCAAGTTCCTGAAGAATTCCAGGCGCCAGACGTTCGTACACGATGTCATTTGTATACATCCCTGCAGCACCAGGTCGGCGCGACGGAGAGCTCAAGTCTTTGCGCTGCCAGCCCTTGAGCCTAAACATCTGATTGTAAAACTCGTCGGGAAACCGCTTGGCCCATGCAGCAAGCTCTTTACGTAAATATTGATCAAGAATCGCCTGAAGTGCTTGTTTGTCGCGAACCTCCTGATATCCAGTAGCTTCATCGACAAGGGCCGTGATGCCGACGTGGGCAAGACCGCGAATAATAATCTCTGCGCGGGCGGCTATTGGCAACTGTGGTTTTGTAAGGGCTCCAGCTTCCCGGGCCTTGAGCCAGACTTCGCAAATCTGTGGTAGGGCTGTAGCGCTAATGCCATGGGCGACGGCACCGTTTTGATGGTAAATAATCGGTTCAGTAACCACCGCCAGCAATTCGCCAGAAATAAAGGGTGCTAGCGTCTTAGCAGCAAGGAAAAAGGGTAATTTTCCACCGGGCTCCTCATCCGCGTACTTGAAGTCCATACCCCCATATGTTTTACCAAGAGCGCGGCCAACCCCGCGCTGCGAAAGGACGCGGGAGCCGTCTGGCAGAACTGCGCAGGGAAGCACCAAATCTCCCAGATGCAGTTCGCCAGTGTGCGTAGCTTTATATTTTGCATCCCATCTCGTTTTTGCTGCTTTTTGAGCGATCTCAGATCGCTCCTCTGGCGTCAACGATTTTGCTCTTGCTACGCCACCCTTTGCCTTGCCAGTTGGTTCAGACATGCTTGCACTCCAGCTCTGCTATGCTTGCATCCTCTAATTTTTATGCAAGCATGTCAAATTTAAATGCAAGCATTATTCCGTGCGCCTAAATCGCGATGTTTTCTTGACCCAGCGCATGCTCAAAGAATTATCGCCATCACCGGTGACGGGGATAACGCCATAATTGCGTTGCGAGCTTGCCAGGCTTACGTCAGGACAATATCCCGATAGGCAGGCCAAGCCGCTTTCTGAATTCGACCAATTCGCGCTGATTCACGTTTTTTGCAATGGTGAGTTGGGCGATCTCTTTACGCATGGCTGCCGCCTCGGCGCCGCGCTGGCGCAGATACCCGGCGAACTCGGCGTTTTTTGCCTGCACCTCCAGTAGCGTCTGGCTGATGCAGAACACATCCGCCCGGGCTTTACGGAGCTGAAGGTTCAGCTCCTGAATCTCGTTCTCCAGGATGCGGCAGTGCTGCTTGTACATTTCTAGGGGCGTGGGCAGGCCCAGCCAGTCGCAGGTGTCTTCGTCGATTTCCATGATGCTTACTCGATACTGTATGTGCGTACAGTAATCGAGGCGTATCAGATTTGGGAGTGGTGTTCGTCGGCAGGACGCCGGGGATGGACCTATAAAGGCTCAGTGACTTTACGAGTGACGTCGTAAATTACGGTTCCGCACTGTTAGGCATCGTTGCAGCGAGCGCCAGGCGCGAAGCCTTGTGTTTAGCGGCCTGTAGAGGTGTCCGCTTGCATGGGGTGCTAGGGGTCGAGTGTTCGAATCACTCCGTCCCGACCATATCTTTCAATGACTTAGCCGCTTTCGAGCGGCTTTGTTGTTTTTGCCATAGTGACTTTCCGAGTGACCTTGGCCTTTTTCTTCACGCTTCCCTCCTTTTCAGAATCGTCAGCGCTGGTGCGCGCGAGTCGGTTGCTGATACCTTGTTTGCCGCCGCAATAAGCTGATCCAGTTCTGCAGCCGAGTAGTGGCTGGTAATGCTTCCGTTCTTGTGGCCGAGCAGCGCTTTCCGATCCTCCTCAGTCACGCCAGCAGCACGTAGCCTTCTCCCAAAGGTGTGCTTCAAGTCGTGAATGCGGGTTCTGGCAAAGCCGTCATGCGCCGGCCGCAAGAACTTCTCCTGCCACTTCTTTGCCGCCCGAACCCGCGCCTTCTTCCAGGCCGAGTCGTTCATGCGGTGAACCGTCGTTTCATTCCCCTCACCATCTGGCTTGCCAAACGGGAACACGTAGAGCGGATGCATGCCGCGCTGCTTCTCGATCACTGACTTGGCGACGTCATTCATTACCACCAGGCGCTCGTCACGATTCTTGACTCCAGCCCTTGCGCTCCTTCCTCCAAATCCAGCCGGTATCAGGAACACACTCGTTCCAAGCTCCGGTACCGCAATCTCCCAATTCCACTGAAGCTTGCAAACCTCCTGCTCCCGGCACCCAGTATTGACCTTGAACATCGCCATGGTCTGAAGGTGCGCCGGAAGCTCGGCGAACAGGATCGACTGCTCTTCCCACGAAAGCGGATAGGGCTTACGGCTGTTTGTCTTCTCATCCAGCAGGGAAATCATCGGAACCACATCCAGCAGCGGTCGTCGTTCCTCGTCGCGCCACTTTCGGGCGCAAAGGTTCAAAACCCGGATAACCCGCTGAAGTGCGATGTTTACTGTCCTGTTCGTGACTGGCTTGCCCGTCGCCGGGTTCAGCTTCGATTGCACGTACGGTGCAAGCGCATCGTCATCGATGTGGGTCAGCGGCATATCGCCAATGAACGGGTCGAGTTGCTCCATATAGGTGGCCGAGATGTGGATTGAAGCCTGATCCTTCACTTCCAGCAGGAAGCGAGTCGCCGCCTCCCGCCACGTCCTGACTCGCCGGACGCCGTACACCTTCTGCTGGCGCAACTGCTCCAGCTTGTGGATCAGGTATTGCTCTGCTTCGGCGCGGTTACAAGTGCCAGTACTCTCTTGAATTCGCTCTCCTCTGTATTTTTTGTCGATCTTCCAGATGCCGTTCGGCATTTGCTGGAGGCCGGTGATTGCTTTTTGGGCCATGGCGTTGCTCCTGTGGCCCGCGCCTTTTGCTCGCTGCGGGGCCGATTGTTGTCCTGATTGGCTGCCTTTTCAATCGACTTGCTCTCGACGTACGCGTCTGCCCACGCGTCAAGCTCCAGGCGGTCAAATGCGACCCCCTGCTTTCCTATGGGGAATTCTCGGATGTTGGGGCGCACCGTCTTGTTGAATTCCTCCCGGCACATGCCGAGATAGCCGTAAGCATCACCGGCTCGAATAAAGCGCGGCATCAGCTGCTGTGTGCCCATGCCTACCTCCCGCCGGCCGTGGGCCGCGCTGTCTTGATGATGTGAATGATCATGCCGAAGGTGAAAAGCATCCAGCCGCAGGTACCGCCGAATGCGTAGAGAAGGTCGGACGTCTCTCCGTCCATGACCAGTTCGGGGGCGATCCAGAAGATCCAGCAGACGGTGCCGGACACGTACAGCGTTATGCCCACAATGAGCAGGGTGAGTTTTATTGCGAACATGGGGTGTCCTTGCCGCGCTGGGCGGCTGAAGGTGGTTAATCCCAGTCCTGACTGAGTGCAGGCAGGGTTGAGGGGATGGTTTCGAGCGTTTCGAGGTTGAGGAGGGTGAAATAGCCGCGCTCCGGCATCCATCCACCCGTATCGATGTGATGGACGTTACCCAGGACGGCTGGCCGCTTCATTGGCGTGTGTCCGACTACCAGCGCACGAACACCTGTCACGAAGGTTTGGTCTAACTGCTCGACGCGGCTGCGCGACCACATACAGGTGTTCTGCACCAGCTTCAGGCGCTTGTTGCTCTCTGGAGCCTCAAGCTCGGTGCGTAGCTGGCCCCATGACGGGAAGGGGCAGTCAGCGTGCAAGATGCCGATTAATCCGCCTTCCGTCTCAACCTCAATCGCGATTGGAATGTCGCGGAACTGCACGGCGAACTCTCGCTGCTCATCCCATGCCAGTCCGGCGAACCAACTGCCACCGTTGTAGACCCAGTTTTCGACGTCGCAGGTATCGAAGCGCGCCACGTAGTCGTCATGGTTGCCGCGCACAGGGTGGAACCAAGGCTTTGCCAGCCAGTCGATCACAGCTCGACACTCTGGCCCACGGTCAACCAGATCGCCTACGCTGAACAGTCGGTCAACGGCAGGATCGAACCCGGCCGCATCGAGTGCCATCTGTAGCCGGGTAAAGTGCCCGTGAATGTCGCCAACCGCGAAATCCCGGCCGGCAGTGTTTGCGGCGAAGCGCTTCACGCGCGACACCTCAATAGTTTCGAGCATGCGGAAGTACCTCGCCCGCCGCTCACCGGCAGGCATGTAGGGGGATTGGGTTATTGCCGCTATAGCGGCTGACTTTGAAGGGGTAGGGGTTACAGGGTGTTCAGCAAATCAGTTGTGCCAGTGCCAGCAGGCACCAGCAGTAGGCGGGGAGTTGGGCTTTCATGGCTTGAGGAACTTGGCGATATCCCTTTCAAGATCCGCCCAGCCGCCACCCTCAATGACTGCGCGAGCGCGCCGAAGCAGGTCGATTGCCTCGTCATTACGCTCATCCGCTGCGGTCAGGCGCTGTTGCAGGGCGTCACGCTCAGCGGTTACACGGTCGAAGTCGGTGAACTTTACGTATTCGCCTTGTGGCGCCTCTTCTCCTGCGTATTGGGAGTAACAACCTTCAATCTCGATACCAAAGTTATATCGCTGAACTTCGGACACAGTAATTTCCTTGCCGGGCCATGCCCGGGCGGTGGAGTGGGGGAGTCACGACGGCATGTCACGCAATGCGAATATGCGCAGCCAGTTGCTCGTCGGTCATGCGGTCGGCGCCACGGATGAATCGAGAAATCAGGTCTTGCTCTTCGTCGATCCCGGCCCTGGCCATTGACCGTTTAAGCGCGGCGTCATCGTTGTGATAGAGCTTCGTGACGATCTGGCGAGACAGCAGAGCTGCTTCTTTGTCCGCCTTGGTCATCTTGTCCCGCTCGCGCTGGTCGCGTTTTCGTTCTGTGGGAGTCTTGGCCATGGCCTACCTCTTCTATTCCGCTGGCCGGCAGTGCGAGCCAGGTTTGACGTTTGCGTTGCTGGGTGCGGGCTATGCGGCGCATGAATCGACCTTCACCTGGCGCCAAGCACCGACCGCTTCGAAGATTCGCGCGGCGTGTTCCTCGTCCAGCGACAGGGTGTCGGGTATGGCGATCCAGCCGGAGGCCACCATCTGGCTTTGATTGGCCTCATCGCGCAGCTTCTTGTAGCAATGCTCGATCACGTCCTCCAGATGGTCGGAGAGGTAAACGCCATCGGGCGCCACCTCCACCGACTTGCTGTACCGGTCGCCGCGGGCGTCGATGCAAAGCGCGCTGAGGTAGATCGTCCACCGGTGGGGAATGCCGCAGACGGCCTGGCCAATCTTCCCGGGCGCGATGTTCTTGAGCGACTTGTAATTGATCATGCCCTGGCGACCGCTGGGGTCGATGTTCACCACGGCGACGTGATTTGAGGCCAGCAGTGAGCGGCACGACCGGGCGATGCGCACCTGGAGGTTATGCGGCTTTCGCTTCTTGCTCATAGGGCCTCCGCAAGTTTGCGCAGCGCGTTACGCTCGGCCCGGGTGATGGGCGGCTTGCGGCGCTTGAGGACGGTTTCGGGATCGATCTTGGTGGAGCGGGGCGGTGGCAGCGGTTTGCGTGGCGGGCTTGGCAACTGCGCGACTGTCCCGCCAGCGGCCAAGAACTCCGCCGTGCGCTCCGATATCGAGTAAGCGTCCTGGCGGTGCTGCTCGACCAAGCTGAGGTGGTTGCTGACGTAGGTCATGCTGCTTTACTCCGCAGTTTCTCCTCATATCCGTCCACCAGCAGCTTGAACTCCCAAAGCTCCTCTTCAAGCTTGTCGATGTAGTTGTCGTCGCGCTTGAATTCCTGCCACCACAACTGGCGCCCGACCGATTCAAGGGCTGGGCAGTACATCCCGATGTGCCACCACTTGCGGCCGGTGATCCACATGCACCCCTGGACTTGGTCCATGATCTCGCTGGCGTCATTGTCGATGTGGAACGACCGAAGTTTTTCAGGGGCGAGGAAGCACTTGTACTCCGAGCCGCCATCTTCGCCGATGAACCCATCTGCACTGGCGCCAAATGCGCCGTCGTCAGTTTTTACCAGTCCGACCTGGGTGACAATCAAACCAGTTTGAGCTTCATGCTCCATGCGGGCCTGGGGTTCCAGTTCATGCCCTCGGCGCATCTGCCAGGTCTCAAAACCACCATCCAGCGGCTTGCCGCTGATTCGCTCTACAGCCAGGCGGAAGGCGTAATCCTGAGCCTTGGCGGTTGGCTCGCCCTTGTTCGGTCCTGACTTGAGCTTCGCCCGTGCATCGCCAAACATGCTGGCGGTGATAACGCCTGCCCGTTCCTGGTGCCACTCTTCAGAGCCCTGCGCGCAATTCACGATGATCATTCTGGGATCTCCTCAAATTCAACTTCTTCGTCGGCTGGGGTGGCAGGCTGCTGGTCTCCGGCAGCTTCGCGTTCCGGCTTGTCTTCTTCGACGGCCTTGAGCTTCACTCCGCACGCCACCACCGCCGCCTTGAACAGGTCGTAGGCTGTTGTGTCCTTGGCGTCATTGATGACCGCTACACCGGCCCTCCAAACGTCTGTCAGTGCGTCGGGCGCGGTTGCTGCTTCGGCCTGGGCAATCCAGTGAGCGGACAGCGCGGGGTCATGAGGGACTGGAGCGGCCTTTTGGCTTTGCGCCTGCGCTTGCTCCTGTGGCCGCAGCTCCTCGGGAAGGTCTTCGATGTCCTGCGTGAAGATGTCCGATGCTGCGGTGACGTTGAGCGTCATGGCGATCATGGCTCGTTTGCAGGCCATCTTTAAGATGGTGTTGGCCAGGTCTGCCGGCTCGGTACGGATCTGATCGGCGGTGTTGCCGTTCTTGTAATACTTCTTCCGGCGCAGGTTCTCTGGGGTGGCGTCCAATTCCGCTTTGCAGATGACGCCGCGCCACTTGTACTTCTCTTCGCTGGACGAGCATTCGCCTACGCCTTCGCCGAGAGCGACACCAGTCATTTGATGGCGCCCGACGCAGGTGACCCGGTAGCGCGCTACGCCCGGGCCCGATAGGTCTTCGATGCGGTATTCCTGGGCAACCCTGAAGGTCACACAAAGCACCTCGGCACCAGGCTTATACAGCGTTGGCTTTTGGGTTCCTGGGATGGTGCCGTAGTGCGTCTCGCGCTTCATGATGCCGTGCATAACTTCTTGCACAAGGTTAACGCGCTGGCGAATCTCCACGGCCGAGAAGCGGTGAACCTCGGCGGCGGTGAGGCCGGCACTTTCGCGCGCCGGCATTTGGATGATCTCGTTCATGACGACCTCAGTAGGTGATGGCGATTGCTGGGATCTTGCGCTGGGCGATCAGGGTGATCGCCTGTTTGGCGCACTCCTCGGTCATGCCTCCGGCGATAAATGCGTCCAGCGCAGCACGGTTGATCTTTGCCTTGTGCGCCTTGTCGGCTTCACGGGCGGCGGCCTGGCGATTGATTTCGTCGGCAGCGGCATTTGCCCGGGCAATCTCTGCCAGCCTGGATCGCTCTGCGGCTTCAGCTTGGCGACGCTCCGAGTCAATACGTTCTTGTTCGGCAAGCCGGACAGCGGCGGCTCGGTCGGCCTCTGCTTGCTCCAGCGCCTGCTGGTGCCTGCGCTCGTCGTCGATCTTTTGCTGAGCTGCCCTCTGTTCGGCCTCGATCTTTTCCCGGGCAGCCTGGGCGGCGGCGCGCTCCGATTGCTCGGCGGCAAGTTTCAACTCCAGCTCCCGGCGATCAGCGGCAGCTTTTGCTTCGGCTTCGCGTTTGGCTGCAGCATCACGCTCAGCTTGTGCTCGCTCTTCTGCCTGGCGCTGGGCCTGCTCAGCCGCCACCCGTGCAATCTCTGCTCGC